ATGCAATGCCAGCCTCCGCAATGGTTTTATACGGGGCGATCTCCCGGCCCGAGGACGATGTCAGCGTGTCGGGCGGCGCCATCGACGTTACGCACCGGCCGCTCCGCTACGAACTCTCCTGGCGCTCGCTGATCCAAGTCGTCTCCACGGGCTTCGACGATATCCGCACGGTCACCATCTACGGCCAAGACATCACCGGCAACGACGCCAGCGGAACGATTTCCCTGCAAGCCATGAGCCCGGTCAGCGGCGTGATCGAATTTCTCCGCGTCGATAAGATCGAAGTATCGTCGGCGCACCCGACCTATACGATCTCGGTTATTCAGCAACTGGGCGCCCTGGTGATCCATCAGATCAATCCCGGCGAGACCGGCGCGTTCCGCATGTTCCTAAACGCCAACTCGAATACGGTGGAACCGCTCGACCGCCACGAAAAATTATTTTGGAAAAATACCGACGATAGCGATGTGCCGACCGAAGCTACCGTGCAACTGTCCCATGACGCCATCGGCAAGCTCACCATCGGGCTCGAGGCCACCATCGACGGCACGCAGTCGGTGCCCACGCGGCTAGACGATCCGGGTGTCACGTTTTATGACGACAATATTGCGGTGGGAGTGCCAGGCGGCACGTTGCCCGCGGGCTCGGCGATCGGCGTGTGGATCAGGCAAACGCTATCGGCCAACGACGGGCCGTATGATGCGTTCGGCGGGCTATTGTTTTGCGGCGAGTTCCCCGAGAACGCCAATGAGGGCTGCTGTCCCGAGTTGTTGGAGAACCCTTGTCTGTTTAACTGCGCTCCCGGCGTCGGCGTCGATATCGATACATCGTTGCCCGAGGGCTGCGAGCCGCCCGAACCGCCGGAACCGCCCGTGCCGCCGGAGTGCCCGGCGCCCTGTCCCTCGCCGGGACAAACGCATAGCGTCATCTATGACGGCGCGACGATCAACGGCGGGCCCGCTATCAACGTCGATCCGTTATCGGTGCCCGATGAAAATTATTTAGTGACGGCGATCTACTTCCCGGCGCTGAACGTGATCTCGCTGGTGTGGTACGACGGCGAGAGTAATACCGAATTCGGCACCGTGCTCGGCTCGGTATCGGCGACACTGGTCCCCGGCGATGAGTTGAGAATAAGCCACACCACGCGAGTCGGCGGAGCGCTTCAATTTAGCGTTTACGTCAACGATGCGCTGATTATCGGGCCGGTCACCGACGCGGGCATCCCCGAAGATGATACCTGCTTTGCGTTTTTCACCTTGGAGGAAAGCTGATGACCGTCTCGCTTCCGACGGGCTGGACCACTTCGACCTACGGCTGCGCGACCTGCCCCGAGGATACGGTCCCGATCGCGCCGCAAGATATAGACGTGGTGTTTTGCTACGACATTACGGGCGGCGTGCCGGACGGGACGATCTCGGGTAACAACGCCGGGCAGATGAATTTCGTCACCGGCGAACCGGGTAGCGAAAGCTTCGTTGCGATCTCGACTAACCAGTCGGGGTTTGCCGCTTCCTATCCATTGGTGACGGCCTATCAGGCTATCGAGGCGACCGGCGAGACGCTGGCCGGGATTACCGCACTGGCGCTACCGGGCGGCAGAACCGCCGACTTTATCGGCCAAAGCGCCGGCACGGGGCGAAACGGCCATACCGATGAGCGCTCGGTGTACCACACGCTGATTAACTTGAACCCGACGTATTTAGGCAACGCCACCGTCATGGCGTACTTCTCCTATGATACCAATGTTGTCACACTGCTGTCGTTCCCGATCTCGAACACGCTTTACGCCGGCACCTGGGCCAAGCACAACGACAATTTTTATCATCTGACTTCGGCGCCGAACTCGATAGTTCGGTGGAGCATCGCCGCGGGCGGCGCGGAGGTTCTATCGACCGATCTCTCGGCAATTATTCCCGATGATGCGTTCGTCCGGTCGATGCAGGGGACCGATGATTATCTCTATATCGCTGTCCGCGGCGGCGGCAATTCCAACTACTACCGGCTCGATGCTACCACCATGGCGCTGGTGGCGACCTATGGCGGCATGCCTTCGGAACTCTTGAGCACGTTCGCCGTAAGCGACGATCTGCATCTGATCTGGGCTCGCAACGGCATCAACTGGGATTTTTATTATTTCATCCCGTCCACGAGCACGCTCACCTTGATCGACACAGTGACCGGCTCTTGCTCGCCAACTACCCAGGATCAGAGCGGGCAGCTTTCGATGCAGTACAACAAGGGGTATATCTACATATCGAGCGGCGCAGAGAGCAACGGCGCACCGAACATCACCAAGATCGGGCCGCTGCTGTGCCCCGGCCTGGACGTGCCGATCGGGAGTATCCTGTGATCGAGCTGCGAATCGAAAACCCGGAGACCAACGAGGAGCGCGTGTTGCGGCCGGGAGATAAGCTTGCGCCGCCGTGGCGTGTTGTCGGCATGGTCGGCGTTGCCAAGCCGAAACGCTCGATCCAAAGACATGCGACAAGTATCCGCACCGTCAACGTCGACGACAAGCTGAACAAGCTCGCCGCGCTGTTGGCGATTCCGGCCGCCGATATCCTACACACCGTCGGTAGAGCGCTGGGCATCAACTGCGCGTACTGCCAACTGCGCTTTCAGATTTGGAAGAAGGCCGAGGAGATCGGCTGGTTGAAAGTGATTTACTTGACGGCGAGATCCATCAAGGCGCAAATGCAGCACGACGAGCAAGCGATCGAAGCGATGGCGAAGGAGTTGGAATAATGGCCCAATGCTGCGCCGAGGGATTTTTCTTGTGGGAGGCGACTTGTCCCACCTTCATCGCCAACCCACCGGCCGGGCTTATATCCGAGCAGAAGGGCGTCACGCGCCATATCCCGCAGCCGGAAATGCCGATCATGGAACCGGCCAAGGGACTGAAGGACGCCATCCCCGCGCCGGTGTCGGCCGCGCAGCCGCCCAAGGTTGTGCAAGATATGAAGATGGCGACGTTCGATCAGAACTTCAGTACGACGAACGATAACATCGATTCGATTCTCCGCTATCTCCGCGAGTCGCGCGTGCTGTCCGACACGACGTATGACGAACTCGCCAAGCGGGTAAACGAAATCTCTGAATCCACCGATGTCGCGTATGCGTATGACGCGCTCGCGTCCGATCTCACCGATGAGCCGATGATCGGCGGGCCGGGCGAGCGCGGCTACGTGCAGACCAAACAGGGAACGATGGTGATCCTCGCCGTGCGCGCTTCCGAAGCGATTCTCACCGGCAGCATCACGGTCAGCGTACAAAAGAATGGCGTTTCCAACGGTTTTACAGTATCGTTGCTTCCGACAGATGAAGATCCGACCTACGCATTCAATAGAGTCGATCCTGGGACTTACAATTACGCAGCCGGAGATATCTTATCGACGACTGTAACGACATCGGCGGGGCTCACGCCCGCAGTCGATATCGATGTGTCTCTAGGATTGGTGCATGGATAAAGCTGAAAAGGTCGTTCAACTCCACCCCTTCACGCTCCTCGAATTCGAAAAAGGCGAAATCACGTCGCGCTACTATTGGCCCGACCTGATCGACCGCGCTCGCAACTTCATCACCAAATGGGAAGCCGACACCGATCCGGTGTGGCTGTTCAACGAACTGAATACGGCCTTCATGGTTGGTGGCGGGACGTGGCTCGTCATGGCAGAGCTCGATCAGGAGAGTGAAAAACTCTGTGGCCACATGCTCGCGCAGACGATGCCGTATTTGAACCTCGGCCAAGTGATCATGATTCATCAACTTGAGTGCGACGTTGAGAGTAGCGACATGATCGCCCGCGGCTGGAAACGCATTCAGGAATGGGCGTGCGAGAAAAATATCCGTTACGTTTTGACCTTCGCGCGCAATCAGGCCGTGGCGCGGCTCTACCGGCAGAAGTACGGATTTAAAGATCGTCGGGTTCTGCAATCCTTCGATATGCTCAAGCGAAAGGACTAACTATGTCAGGTGGCGGCAGTACAGGTGGCGGAACCACCGAAACCAAAGCGAGCATAGCGCCCGAGCTCCAACCGTTGTTCAAGCAGACGGCGGGCACGGTGATGGATTTGCAAAGCAATCCAAACGCTAATCTCGCGCCGTATTTATCCAGCAACCCGCAGCAGATCCCGCAAATGTCGCCCGAGCAGATGCAGGTGTTGCAGTTTCAAGGCAACCGCGCTTTCGGGCCGATGACCACCGGGGCGGAAAACGCGGGGCTCAATCAATACGCGCAATTATTCGGCGGGCAGATCGGCCAATCACCGTACACGCAGCAGGCGATTCAAGCGGCGTCGAGGCCGGGGATGAACGAGCTCGCGCTCGCGGGACTCGGCAACTCGTCCGCGGTGGGCAACGTGATGAGCGAGGCGGCGTTGCCGTATATTTCGAAGGAAATAGATATGCGCTACAACGCGGTGCCGCAGCTGTTCAACCTCGGGCAAACGCTGTCGGGCCGCCAATCGGCGCTACTTGGGGAATACGGCCAGGGACTTGGGCAACAGCAGGACTTAGCCTCACAACAGGCGGAAGCGAATTTCAACGACTTCTTGCGGCGTCAATCGTTGTCGCAATCTTTAACCACCGGCGTACTCGGCACGTTGCCGACCACCGGGCTCACTAATAGCACCAGTAAATCCACGCAAAGCGGCGGGTCGAAGTAAATGGACATGTTGCTTAACGGCGTCGGTACGCCTCCATTCTTCCCTCCTAGCGAAACTAGGATGCCTACCGGCGGCACGCCACCGTTTTTTCCAGAACAGCCAAGGAAAGGAAATTTTATGGCAGATCCAATTTCAGCAATGTTAGCAGCCGCAGCGCCGGCCGCGATGGGCACAGCAGCGGCGGTCCCCGCAGGACTCGGCATTCCCGGCATTGGTGCAGCCCTTGGCGCAGGCGCCGAAGCAGCCACAGCAGCGGCTCCCAACATGCTCGCCAAGGGACTCGGCGGCATCGGCCAAGCGGCCGGAATGAGCGCTGTCAACCAAGGCGTCAACAACATGATGGGCGGCGACCAGCAGGCCGCACCGCCTCCGCCTCCCGTGCGGCCGAACGCAGCGCCACCAAGTCCTATCGGGAATACAGCCTTTCAGACGCCATCGGCGCGAAGGCCGGTTCAACCCAGCGGCGGCGGTCAGAACATGGGTGGCATGAGCCTTCAGCAAATGTTGGAGATGAAGAAGCGCGGGCTGATGGGGTAGGAGAACGCCATGGGCTTTAATCTTCTCGACGACTTCATGAAATTCATGAACGGGAATCCCGACGATCCCGCTCAAAATTCCATACTTCAGAACATGGGGCTCGCGGCGAATAGTCAGACCAACCCGACGATCAATGAATTGAGAAGCAACATGAACGGGCGCGCGGTCAATCCGCTCAGCGAACCGTGGCTGGGTTCGGTCCTGCCGTACCCCGGCATGAACCCCGAAATGCCCGGACGGGCCGTGTTGCAAGAGCAGCCACAGCCGCCACCGCAGCCACAAGCACCGCCGCAGCAGCAGGACGGTATGGCGACCACGGCGGTCGGCGACGGCCCGATGTACTCGACACCAGGGGGTCAGCAGGCTTCGATAACGAATCCGCAATCAATAACACTCACGCCGCCATTAAGCGCGGAGGAGCAACAAAGGAAACAACAACAACAGACGCCACAACCGCCACCGCCACCGCGGGGCATGATGGAATCGTTCATCGAGCAGCTACCGGAACTCGCGCTGTCTGGCTTTGCCAACATCGGCCGCGGCGGGATGCGCTACGGCAACACCGCCGGATATGTCGGCCTCGGTGCGCTCCGCGGGCTACAGGGGATGGCGATGCCGTTCGCCAAGTCGTTGCACGACGATCGGTTGACGGCGCGTAAAGACGCCGACCGCGCCGCTGCGCTCGCCCAATACTCGCAAGCGATGGGACACTCGCCCCAGGAAGCCGCCAGGACTGCCGCGACGGGGAATCTCGGCGCGCACGTCAATGTCGGCGAGATGGCAGTAGCGCAAGGGATGCAGGACAAGGCCGAAGCCAAACGCGAACTCAACGAAACGATTCAACTCGCAGCACCGGAACTCGCCAAAGCTGACCCGATGCTCCGCGGTCTCGCCATCGCTCAAGCCAAGGCCGGGAAAATGGATTGGATGGTGAACATCGTCGCCGGTCAACGGTTATCGCCCGCGACCCGCGTGGCCATCTCCAATGGGCACACGCTCACTTCGCCAATGCTGGTTGAGATCGGTTCTCTGCCGAGCGACATGCAGCAGAAATTCTTCGACATGAATGCCAAGATGGCGGCAACTGAAGCTGGCCGACTACGCAAGATCGGCGATGTAATCAATACCGACGTCGACATTCCCAACAAGGGAACTTTCCGAATACCGATGCAGGTGGTCGGGCACGATCAGCGCGGCGTGCCGATCTGGGAGCAGATGAAAGGCCCGGACGGTCAGCCGATCATGGGATCGAAGTTTAATCCCGACGGCACCAGCGCGGACCAGGTCCAGAAGCAAATGCTATCGGATAGCCGCTTTTGGGCCACCTATACAAGGAAACGCGCCGATCTTGCCAAAGAACTAGAGGCTTTGAGTGACGATGAAAGCATTATCAATCGTCCACCGGACGGAGTGGAAACCCCCACGGCTAAACTCGCGCGCGAAAACCAGCGTGCGAAAGCGCTAGACGATTACAAGCGCCGCAAAGAACTCCTCGATAAAGAGAGAGATGAAGGGCCGCCGATCGTCATGGGCAAAGCGACGAAGGAAACAGCCGGCGCACCGAAGCCGCCGCCGGGCGGTGCCAACGGCAGAAGATTCGAGTCGCTACCACCGGCCTCTCAATTCCCAGACAAGTTCGCCACCGACACCGTTACCGGCAAACGAATGCGCTCCGACGGTACGAAGTGGATTCCAGCGGAATACTAAATGGCATGGATCATCGAAGGTGATGCCGCACCACCGCCGCCGCCACAATCGATCAACCCTGATCTGATCAGCCAAGAACTGCGCCGACGCGGGCTAAGTGATGCGCACGCGCAGGGCATCATCAGCAACATCCAACGCGAATCTGGGTTCAACCCCGCCGCCATGGGCGACCAGGGCACCGCACACGGGCTGTTCCAACACCGACTCGATCGCGCCGATGCGCTCAAGAAAACCGTTCCCGATTGGCAGACCAACTGGATGGGACAAGTCGACTTTGCGCTTAACGAGCCGGAAGGCAAAGCCTACCAAGCGCAACAATTCGCTAATCCCGCCGCCGCGACGACATGGTTCAAGGACAAGTTTGAACGGCCCGCCGGCACGGCTGCGCCGTCACAGGGGCGATGGGTAATCGAGGACGCCCCCAAGGTCACGGCACCCAAGGCGCCGCAATCCGATTATCAGAAACGAGCGGAAATACTCCGTGAGTCCTACAAGTATAAAACGACGCCCGCCGATCCGGCGGCATTCCTGTTTCCGCCCGAGACCCGCGAACCCTCGCCACTGGTCGCGCAGGCGACCGAGTTCGGCAAGCAAATTGGCCCGGCACTCTTGCAATCGCTGGCCCCACCAAAAACTCGCGAGACCTCACCGTTAGTAACCGATTTTGGTAAGCAGCTGGGTCCGGCGGCTTGGAGTGGCGTTCAGACGATCTCCCAGGCTATCGCGCCGTGGGTAACTCCCTTCCCCGGTATCGTCAATCCAGCATTGGGAGCGCTCGACCAAAAGATTGCCAGCGCGACAGGTACGCAGCCGCCCGCGCCGGTCCCGGCCGGTCCCAAGGACATGAGCGCGCTCAATCCTATGCCCGAGGCCGTGACGTCGCTATTCCAAGCGGGGCAACAGATCGCGCAGAAGGTCGGACTCGGCAAGGAATTCGATGCGCTAACCAACATGTATCCGGTTTACGGGCCGATGTCGGCGGTCGTCCCGGCTGCGCAGTGGGCGAAGTCGAAGATGCCAGGTGCCAAGGCGCCGCCTGCGCCGCCACCGCGACCCTTTGGCGCGGAGCCTTCATTCGTCGACGAACTACCAAAGCCTAAGCCACCAGCGCCACCACCCGCACCAGAAGCCAAGCCGATCGAACTGCGGGAAGCCGACGTGGTTGCGCCGTCCGGGCCGATGCAGCCGGAAGCGCCAAAACCGCCGATCGCTTTCAAGAACGTGCCCGCAGACCCGCTGGAACATTATCTCCGAACCGGCGAGCGTCCCGTCGGCCTCCCGCCTGAACAAAAGGCGAGAATCATGGCCTCCGAAGGACTTCGTCGCCAAGTCGCAAACGGCAAGATAAGCGTCGATGAGGCCGTAGCGCGAAGTAAGGGTATCGCCGGTGATTTTACCGAAGCGGACGCCACGGCGATGGCGCAACGCGAAGGAGATATCCTTAGAGAGCAAGCGCCGCCAAAACCGCCTCCCGTTGCGCCGGCAGTAGCAAAAGTAGCAGAAGTAGCACCGCAGGAACCGCCCCTAAAACCGCCAGAATCGCCCGTAGCGGCATCCGCGGTCGAACCGGCACAAAGCCTTGCGCCACCGCCCGTAGCGCAGCCAGCGGCCAAGGGCGCACGCAGGAAGCGGGCGTCTCAGGCACAGCCGGAAGAAAATCTAAGCTTGTCCCAGTGGACCAAGAATAACGGGGGTGCACCGGCCCAGGAACTCAGGGGCGAGGCCCGCCGGTTGATGAGGGAAAAGAATGTTCCCGGCATGTGGAGCAATGACCCCGACTACTCACTGAACGAACTCGCCGAGATGGCGCACGCGCAAGGGTTTATCGACGCGCCGGAAACTCCCGCCTACTTGGCGGCGCTCCGTGATGATCTGACCGGCAAGCCGGTCCTGTCCGCACACCGCGAGGGATTTCAGAGTGGGGTCGAGCAGCAGACCAAGGCCGAATTCAGGAAGCAGGACATAGCGGACATATACGATGCCGTCGAACGGATTGAACGCACCGATCAAGGGTATAAGGATTTGCTGGCCCTAGCCGAGAGCGGATCGCCCGCGGTCAAAGAGGCGGCGAGACGCCAACTGTTAAAACTATGGCCCGATATTTTCGAGGACACGCCGCCGGTGTTTACCTCGCCCAAGGAACCGCCTGAAGTCAGCGCCGAAGTCGTGCGCCGGGGTGAAGAAGCCAAGCTGGCGGAGCCTTCCGACTTCAAGCCCGTGCAAGCTGACCGCCCGATGGTCAACCGCAAGGGCGAGAAACTTGTAGGGCAACGGAAGGATCAGATGCCCGCGGTGGGGCCGCCGGACGATTTCAGATTAACGTCCGAAGTCACGGCACCGCCGCCGAAGCCAGGTGAGAAGCAAGGCGAGCTCGCCGGGGTCGCGTCGGCAGAGACCGGGCGCAAGGTGCCGGAGGGCGCGACCAAGGGCACGCGCCAGCAGAGCGCCAAGCCGACGGAACTAGAAAAGATCGTCGCCGACGCCGAGGAAAAGGCCAATCAGTTCGTGCTCAAGGAAACTAATTCGACTTTGGCGCCCGAGGAAATGGACGCACTGCTCAAGGCGGCTAAGAACAACCCCCGCGGTGGTGTGGGTGTTCCCGGTGAGCCGCTGTTTATCAAAGGCAAAGATCTCCGTGATCTGGAATATGACTACGCCAAAGCGGTGACGGCAAAGCTGCCGGTGGACGCCACGGGCGGCGACCCGATCTGGCTGACGCGAAAGAAGGTTGCTTTCAACAAGGGAACAGGCGTTCAAAGCTTGTTGCCTAACTCGCTGGTGTACCGGGGCGTTAAAGCAGGCGAGAAAATGCTCGAAGTCATCGACGAGCATCCCGATCAGGTGCGCGGCATTCGCAACTACCTTCGCGAGACCGCCAAGGACACTTTTGAACCGATCACCAATCCAAACGTGTGGAAGCTGTGGGATATGCCCGGAGCTCGCGCTTGGGCCGAAGATCATATTCAGTTCGGTCCCAATACCGGCGGCTGGCAACGCACCGACGTCAAGCTCAAGAAACAAATCATGGATCTCGAGCGCAAGGGCGACGCTGCCAGCGCGGTCGAAGCGGACAGGTTAAAAAAGGATCTCAAAACATACGAGCGTCGTGCGGCCTTCGCAGGCAAGACCTTCGAGTCGCTGACACCCGACGAGCAATCCCAATACCTCCGCGGGCGCATGTGGTTTGACCGCAACATCAGCGAGCCGATGGGGTTCGATCCCTACGACTCAATCTCGGACTACTTCCCGCACATGCGCGAATTCATCGAGACCGGGAGAACCATCGAGATCAAAGTCGGCGACGAGGGGAGAATCCCTAAGACGTTGGCGGATTCGGTGTCGCAACGAGTCTTGGGCTGGATGGAAAAGCCGCGTACCGTCGACGCGCCCGCGGAACATTACGACCTCGACGCCATCTACGGACTCATCAACGGCGTATCGCGCCGGATCGGGCTCTCGGGCGGCATGGACCCGCGCTTTGGCACTCCCGTCGAGGGCCTGCTGAAGCGACTCAATCCCGTGCTCGAAGCGCTGTCCAAAGAAGAACCGGCGCTGATCCCGCACGCCAAGCGCATGATCGAGCGCGTTCTCGGTCACGCCGAGCGGCCGGAATCGCCGATGACCGACCTCATTCTACAAACTCAAGCGCTGCGCACCATGGGCGGGCGGCTGATGCCGGTGGTCAAGAACCATTTTCAAAAACTCAATACGTTTGTCGACAACGGGCCTAAAGCCGCGATCCAAGGCTTTCGCGATATGTATGACCCGAAGCGCCGCGCCATTGCCAGGGCGGCCGGAGCGGATTTTGACGAGGGCGCGCTACTCGCCGACATCGATATGGTCAAAGAGGGCGATACGTGGGTCCACCGTCGAGGCCGCGACGCGCGCCACATTAACGACTATGCGATGTGGGGCATGAAGTGGTCCGAGGGGTCAAACCAAGTCCACGCCTTCTTGTCCGCGCTCCGCAAGGGCGAGGAACTTTACGGCAGGGCGACCCCGGAAGCGATTAGCTACGCGCGCAAGAGCCAATCGCGGACGCAATTCGGCCGGCCGTCCTCGATGATCGAAATGGCGCAGACGTCCAACCCAGGACGGATAGCGTTCCAACTCAAAAGATTTTCGCTGGCGCAAATCGACTTCATGCAGAATCAATTAAAAGACCCGGTCAAGGCAGCGCGACTTCTCGGTGGCATGATGGCACTGTACGGCGCCGATGGTTTTCACGTCGGATGGGACGATGACATCCGCAAACACCTTTGGAAAAACTGGCCGGGCGGCATCTTCGGCGCCATGGGCACGGCAATCTCCGATGACGTTTCGATCTTTCCCAGCGACGTGGTGCGCAGTTTCGGATTCTTTATGCCTGGGCCGTTCGCGTCGATGTGGTTCGATGGCTTGAGCGCCGCGACCGGCAAGTCGATGAATCCATTCGAGAAGGGCATCGACGTTGGCAGCCCGCTCTCACCCGAGCAGCGCATGAGCAAAGGCGTTCGCGCCTTCCCAGGTGGCGGCGTGTGGCTCAACGCGGCGCGTAAATTTCACAACGACATGAAATCCATCAACGCCAACCGAGGCGACATTCTCGAGCCCGTCGATTGGACAGAGGCGGCCGGCTGGAACGCCGCGACTGGTCCCAAGAAGGCGCCTCGTAGCAAGACGGAACTGTTTGGCTCTTTCCTCGGCATTCAATCCGCCAAACGGCGCGATGAATTCGAGCAGGGACGCGAGTTGGCCGATATCCGCCAAGAGGAAATCCGAGTCAAGCGCGACGCCGCCGACCTGTACGTCTCGGCCCAGATCGCGAGACAGCGCGGCGACCAGGAGCGCGGCAACCAGCAAACGCTTGATGCGAGACAGATGATTAAGGACTTCAATACCCGCTACAAAGGCGCACGGATCAAGCTCACCCAAGACTTGATCGATCAAGCCCGCAAGCGCCGCCGCTACACGCCCGCAGAACGACAGAGGCAAAGCCTGCCGAAGGATATCCGCGGCATCGAAGAAGCCCGGCCACCGCCTGAAGAATAATACCGCTTGACAGATTCGTGCAGATGTACTACATATCTGCACATGAAGAAAAAACACCGCACCGTTGTTGATGTTCTTATCTCCGATTACGGGATGAGAATCGAAGAAATCGCCACCACCGTGAAAGCCTCGGCAAGTGCCGTGCGTAATTGGCGCCAGGGGCAAGAGCCTCGCCCCATTTATCGCGACATGCTCAAAGAAATTCTCGAAGCAAAGCGTGACGTACAAAAGGCGCAACAATGAGAACCGCGGTCCCTATGCTCATCGGCTTTGCGATCTCCCACGTTATTCACCAATGGTGGACGGGGGCGCGCGATTGGAGCGGAGCCTTCGGCTTGTGGTTTTGGCAAGCGAGCGCGGTGATGACTTACGTGTTTTTATTGTGGCTGGATTAGGAGTAACCGATGGAACCGATTCAGATCAAAAAGCCCGAGTGGGAGCGAATCTTTAGCTCATCGCCGGTCAACGAAGATGAACTGCCGCACGGCAAGTGGGCTTGGCCAAAATGTACCTGGTTTCGTAAACGCCTAGCGCGGGTGCGGGCGGAGGAGATCGAACGTGGCTAAATACAAAGGTGGTCTCGCATTCCCAGGTCCCATGCCGGGGCAATATGGTATGACCCTGCGCGAATGGTACGCGGGCATGGCGCTACAGAGCGTCATAAATGATTGGAGTACGGGTTGGACTAAAGCCGCCGTAAGAGAAATCGCGAGAGGCGCCTTTGAAATTGCGGACGCAATGATCGCCGAGGACGAAAAGAGTAGGGAAAATTAACAGGAGGACAGCATGGAGAATAACGGACAAGAGATAGCGATACCGGGAGCAGCCCCGGCCAACCTACGCGAGCAGGGCGCCGCGGCGTTGAGCAATCACGCGCTCGATATGTCGCCGGCGCAAGTCGAACTACTCAAGCGCACGATCTGCCACGGTGCGACCGACGATGAATTGCAACTGTTCTTGCACGTCTGCAAGCGTACCGGACTCGATCCGTTTGCGCGGCAAATCTACGCGGTCAAGCGCTGGGATGGCAGATTGAAGCGCGACGTGATGGGGATTCAAACCTCCATCGACGGGTTCCGCCTGATCGCCGAACGGTCGGAGAAGTATGCCGGCCAACTCGGGCCGTTCTGGTGCGGCGAGGATGGTGTGTGGAAAGACGTATGGCTATCGTCCAAGCCGCCGTTTGCGGCCAAGGTGGCAGCGCTGCGCCATGACTTCACCGAACCGTGTTGGGCAGTGGCTCGCTTCGAGGCTTATGCTCAACGGGGTGCGAACGGATTGTTCCCGATATGGCAGAAAATGTTCGACCTGATGATTGCCAAGTGCGCCGAGGCGCTCGCGCTGCGCAAGGCGTTCCCGCAGGAACTGTCGGGACTCTATACCGCTGACGAGATGGGACAAGCGAGTAACGAAGCGGACGAAGCGCCACCGCCGCCCAAGGAAGCCAAGCCCGCGGCACCGCCGCCCAAGGAAACCAAGTTGTCGGCGCAGCACCCGGCCATCAACCAAGCGCGGCCACAACCGCAGCCGGAGCAATCCGAGTTCGGCTTCTCCTACAAGCAAGGGCTATGGGATGCGCTCAAAGCGTACAAGGGGAACAACCGCGATGCTGGGGACTTGTGCAAGGAACTCACCGGCAAAGCCTTCTTCACGGCCTTAACAGAAGATGAAGCCAAAGAGGGATTGAAGAAGTTTCAAGAGCAGTACCAACAAACGCCGATCGAGGATGCGCAGGTAAGTCAACTTGGCGAACATGGCATAGGAAAATCGTACCTGTAAAGATCAACCAGCTAACTTACGGAGGAGCCGACCAAATGTTCGACAAGTTCGAAGCGCGCTGCAAGCTAGGGTGGAAAAGCTGCTACAAGATGCTCGACTATCAGTATGCAGCGCACCACGAACGCTTGAAGCGCTATCTCGCGTCATTGCCTCGCGAGTTGATGTGTCAGGAATGCGGCGGGAGTGGCCGTTACGTCGAGGATAAAATCGACTATTACACAATATGGGGCTCATGCGGCTGGTGCGAAGGTCTCGGTATTGTGCCGCCGCATATTCGCGGGCTGTGGCTGCAATATAAACGACAGGAAAGATACGAAAGGAAGCCGACCAATGGGATTACAAATCTTAAAGAATAGAGCCGAGGACACCGCATGTTTCTACACGTCCGTTACCGATTGGGCCTTCGGGCCTATCGCCCGCGGCGAGGATGCCGAGGCACAGCTGATCGTGTTTACCGAATGGCTCGAGGCTCGGCCGGAACATTACGACGACTACGAGTTGGCACGGCTGTGGAGTAAGTTCGGTGCGGAGTACCTGCCGGGGTTCAAATCGTGGATGGCTGACAGATATGAGGAGATCGATTGGAATAACGTCAAGCAATGGACGAGCGACTACCAACAAGCGCTCGAGGAATCGCACGCAGGGGGTGCAGTTTGAAATACACAAACAAGCTCGGACTGCCGGCGCCGCTGGCGTCCGCGGTGATCCGCGACACGTACCAAAAGGTCGGCGACTTGAGCGTCACGGCGCTCATCATGCCGCCGCGGAAGCGTATCCTCGAGAAGCGCCACGACGAGGAGATCAGCGTCGACGTCTCCGATCAGCTGTGGATGCTGCTGGGCTCGTCGGTCCATGCGGTCTTGGAGCGTGCCGATACCAGCGGGCACTTGGCCGAGGAGCGCATGACCGTATGTGTCGGCGATGCTATGCTCTCTGGACAACCGGACCTGCTGGAACGTCACGTGGTTTATAGTTGCCCCTGCTGTCATAAGGAAGCAGATGCCCCACAAGAAGAATAGAGCGGGAGTGACTTGCAAGTGGTGCGGGACGACGGTCGAGGTTGTCGCGAGCCGCGTGGCGGGCTTTTCTTATTGCTCACGAAGTTGCTGGGCGATCGCGAGTAATACTGGCAGAACTGTGTCTGAAGAAACTAAGAATAGAATGTCTCTTACAAAGAAGCTTCAAAACCGCAAGCGAGAACGAAGCGGAAATTGGAAGGGCGGGTTCACCGTCGATTCACTCGGGTATGTGAGAAATAATTTAGCGGGCAAGTATGAACATCGGCGAGTCATGGAAGAATCGTTGGGGCGATCCTTAACCGCGGCCGAAATTGTTCATCATATCAACGGCGATCGATCCGATAATGATCCGAGTAACCTTTGCATTATGAGTCGGAGCGAACACGCGAAGCATCATTGGGAGGAACACCGTCATGCAATGCGAAGAATGTAAGGTCGAAATGGTGAAGGGTGAGGAATATATTCTCAGCGATTATAAAGTCACGAGCACCTATTCCTTCTTACTCGGAGAGAAGATCGAATGGACACAGCAAATTCAGGCATACGCTTGGCTTTATCGCCAGCATGGCTTTGAAGTAAAGAAAGCACGTATCGTCGCGCTGCTCCGCGATTGGATGGCGTCTCGCGCCGAGACCGATCCCGGCTATCCGCAAAGCGGCGTTATCGTCAAGGAAATTCCCTTATGGTCAGCCAACGAACAAGAGCGCTACGTCTACGAGCGGGTCGCGCTGCACATGGACTCGGAAGCGCTCAAGGATGATGAGTTGGAAGTGTGCTCCGCAACCGAGCGCTGGCAAAAAGCCGACTCGTGGGCGGTCAAGAAGAAGGGCAACAAGCGGGCGACCAAGGTATTCGACAGCGCGGCCGCGGCTCAAGAGATGGCCGAGAGCAATGCGACGTTCGAGGTCGAGCACCGGCCGGGACAATCGCTGCGTTGCCTGCGGTACTGCAACGCTGCGCCGTTCTGCTCGTATGCAAAAGGGCTGGCGGTCGTGGATGAACTGATCGCCGCGGAGGGGTAACATGGAAGCCGAAGGCCCGCGCCAAGAGCGGGAAACAATCCTGAACTACAACGAAGGCGACGAGAACTGCTCGATCTGGACAGCCTCGGGTATCGTTTACCGCAACCTGATGAAGCGGCTCGGGCCGGAATATCTGGTCGAGGATGGCCCGCGGCATGCCATCTTTGTGTTCCCGGCCAAATGGGTGCGCTTGCCGTCAAAACGGGTGATTAAGGCCATGTCGGAGGCCCAAAAGGCTGCTCTGGCCAAAGGAACGGCGTTGCGTCGCCAAAAGAGCGAGTAGGACGATGGCTCCTGAGAACAAACGCGGGATTTGAGGCATATCTAACATCGCTAGAATCGACAGCTGGGGCCGACCAATGCGGGATTTAACGCACATGGGCAATTCGATGGTAGAATGTATTTATCTGGTGGTGTTTTTTGGCGTGGTCTTGGCGATTCTGTTTCTGGCGCTGACATGAGCTACCGCTATACGCAGCAGGACGTCAAGGACATTCTCGCGCGCAATCAGCCGAGCAAAAGCAAGTACGGCAACAAAAAGGTCGTCGTCGATAACATCGGCTTCGACTCCAAGCGGGAAGCGGCCCGCTACAACGAGCTCAAGCTGATGGCCGGCGCGGGACTCATCAGCGATTTGGTGTGCCATCCGGCTTACGTAATCAAGATCAACGGCATTCATATTTGCGACGTGATCCTGGATTTCCGCTACTATGATTTGCAAAAACGGGTGACAGAATCAGCAATAGTGATCGAGGACGTCAAGGGCAAGGACAACGATCTGTCCCGGCTCAAGCGCAAATTGGTGGAAGCGCAATATGGTTTCAAGGTAACGCTGGTGAAGTAATGTCATTCAGTCCCTATCACTGCCCCCGCTGTGGCACCGAGGTTATATTCAAGCGAATGCTCACGGTCGAGGAGGCGGCCGCGATGGCCGGCGTGAAGCCAACCACCATCATCGATTGGATTCACCAGCACAAGCTCCGCTACCGATTGTTTTCCTACGGGCCAAAAGGGTTGCGCAAAAGGATCGATACCGTCGATCTAATCGAATGGCTAAACAAATTGTACCCGTACCCCGAGATGCTCAACCCCGACAGGTGGGATCACCGAAAGTATTTGAAGCGCAACGAGGATCTGCGCAAGGCAAGGATAGTTCAGGCGAGGCTCCGCGCGGAACGCAAGTCAGCCACCCAACAAACAAGTCAGCTACCCAACAAACAAACAATCAGCGGGCCGGCCGCGCCGGCATCGAGTCCGGCAGACCAATCGCCTCCACCCGAAGATCAATCTGGTGCGGATCAAGCTGCCGAGCAATCGACGCGCACTGATGACACACCAGCAAGTCGAGATATTTCTTCCCAGCGGTAGAGGTGACACGCCAGCGGAGCTCTGAGAGCTCCGTGGCGTTGCAGCGTTGGCAAAGTTCTTTAAGTTTCTTCATCGTCGTCCTCGTCCTCAAGGTCGTTCGGGTCGCGTACCTGATAGCCGTTGTCATTAAGTAGCGTGGCGATATCCTCCAACGTGTCGGAGTCCCATTCTACGCCGTCGAGCAATTCCTGGATTGCCATGAGCAGGTCAACGTCGCCCATTCGCTGCGGATCATCTGGGTAAACATGAAAAGCCTCGAAGGGGCATCGCGCAGCCGGAGCGGGAGTCATGTGTGTGATGACGCCATCGTCCCATGATAGCCCGCAGGCGCCGCAAGTGGATCGGTCCTTGGCCTCGGCCTCGTCTGAAATTGGCTTAACTGGAAAGTCCTTCGGAATATCGCTTGCTTTGAGTTTCATCGGTCGGTCCTCCTACAGCATGAGTTGATAAAGTGCCGCGGCGCTAACCGCGGCGATAAGTGCCCAAAATAGGCGGGGGATCATGTGGCGCGGTTCTGCTCTTTGGCATCATGGAGCAAGTACAGATCGTCCCTGCGGTTGCGCCGTCCTGGCATCCACTCAAGGGTCAAGCCTATGGCCTTCATAATCTGCTCAACGCTAGAAAAGCCACAAGCGCCGTCAATCGACGGGATAGTGTGCCGTTCGGTCGGGGTCTTGGATGAAGCCGTGTAGATCGCCTGATAGCGTTCGAGCCCTACGCTGATTCCCTGAGTCTCGGCATCGGCAACGGTCATGCCTTCGGCCTCGCCTGGCTTGCTCATGGTGCGGTCGGAGCAATCCACGCCAATGACAGCTTTGCCGGGGTCATAGTTCGGATCGTGAAACGTGAGGCCATAGAAATAACGGCCCTCGTTGACACGCTCTCCGGCGTGGTGGTCAAGCTGCATCTCCTCGCAGCATTCAGGGCATTTCGGAAAGCGCTCGCCTGGTTCCTCGTCCATCCAGTTATCTTTGCGAGCCCTCACGAGGTCAAGGTCATCTTTGACCCGCTTGGCCAAGCAATCCTTAGCGCGACACACAAAAGCGCCGTCGTCGCGCTTCCAGCTGGTGTGCTCCGGCATGTCCTCGGCCTTCAATGCGAGCAGTCTTTCGCGGTATGCCCTAGCGACCCAAAGGCCCAACGAAGTGCCCTTCATATCGTATCCGCCTCCGTTGCACGTTGCGGTTCGGCTGCCGTTCACATAAAGCGAGCAGATATTATAACCGTATGTGTCGCGTCCTCGGCTGGTAGTCCAGCGAAATTCAAGTGATGTTGTCATCTTGGTCGGTCCTCCGTAGTTGCGCACGTAGCTTAGAATAGTTTCCCCTGCCTCGCGTCAATCTCAGGCATCTCTAATGCGAGCGGGCTTTGATTCTGGGCACGTTTGGGCTTTAACCCTGCCGTAGGTATCAATCGCGCAGGGGTATCGGCTATAACCGTTTGCGGGCCAGCCTCGGTGTGTTCTATGCGTGGGAGCGGGCGAAGGTAATCGGCAAGCTCGACGGTCTTAAACGAGACGCAAACTTCCTCGCCCCCGATCTGGTTGAAAAACGTCCGATCTAAGCCATATTTCTTGCGCATATACTTTTGCATGTTCTCCGGCTTACGGGTGAATTGCTGGCCTTGTGGCCAATGGGAGCCGAGCTCCGGCGTGTAAGGCGCGTTATGGGATCCACTTGGGAATGTTTTAATCGCTTCGTAGATGTCTAGTTTCATGGTCGGCCTGCCATTTCGATCGTGTTGCGGATAAACTGCCACGGCTCGAAGCGGATCGTGCCGTCCATCCACAGACCACCGATGAGGAAGATTAGCGCCATGATGCAACCTCCGAGCAGGAGCAGGTCAAGGTCGGATTCGCCGCGCTGGTTGCAGGCGTCGTCATATTGCTTTTCAGCCCAAGCGGAAAGCTCTTTGATTCGCTCGTCGTATTCTTCGCGGGTGATGTCACCGTTCATAAAATAGCGGTCTATGCGGTCGGTTTGCTTCTCCACGCGCCTCTCTATTTGTTCTTCCGTCATCGGTCGTCCCTCCGTTTGCTGGTTGATATTCTAAAGGTCGTTGATTCGTTCAATGTGAAATATGCCCGCTGCACCTCCACCGAAGATCAGTTTTTCACCGATCTTCATATTGTTGATTCGTTCGCTATCCTCATGGCTGAGGTCGTCATTGAGTCGGAAAAACTCGTCTAGCGTGGTGATGCTTGCGCCTTCTAGGTTGCTTCCGTCCTGAAATACTATGATTGCCTTGATCGGTTCCATTGATTCAATCCTCCGCTCTCCTATAGAGCAGGAGCCATGCCGATGATTTCATTGAGTTTTTGACGCTATCTTGCGTCGAAAACGGGCGTCAGTGCAGCACGAAAACACACTATCCTAAATGTGGGATTGATATTCGCTAGTGATTGCGAGTAGTTGCAAGGATTTCAGGCACGCGAGACTTCCGGCGGAATCTATAGCCCGATACGGGAGTGTGCGCCTTGCTTAATCACTAAAAGGCTAATGATTATAGCGGCATGGGTGTTGCTCTATTGGTGGGTATGAAAACTAAAGAGATTTCGATCAGAAGATTGAGAACGGATGAGCTAACAGATGAGGATTGGGTCGAAGTGCAGAGTATTCAGGATTGGATTTGGGATGTTAGCCATTATCGAACCGATTGGCGATTAACCAAGCTCTCAATCTATATCTATCAACGACGGGTGCAGAACGTGGCGCTGCGGCGTCGGGAGGTGGTCTGATGGTCGATTACGTGGATAGAAACACCTTGGAGTGCGGGTGTGTCGTGGTTTGTTGGCGAGGCCTCTTCGATGAAATCGAATATTGCCCGCTCCACGCGGCGGCTCCGGCCATGCTCGAAGCGCTGGAGTTGGCTATTTCGACGGTGCGCTACTACCACGAGCATGAGGGTTGTCCTGACACGTTGAAGAAGTGCAGAGCCGCTATCGCCCTAGCCCGAAGCGGATCGGCCGCGCCGGTTGCGCCGTTCTCTTATGCCAAGACTAACTTGGACGCGCTAGTGTCTCACGTCCTAGCTATGGCTGACGACGCCTATCTCGTCGGCCATCCCGAATGGTTGGAGATTGTAGCCGATGCTGATCAGGCTGCACGAGGTCAGAAGATAACCCGCTAGTCTCCGCCCGCTTCCCCCTCCCCCAAAGGTCAGCCCGTGCTGGCCTTTTCCTTTGCCCGCTGTGCAGCCCACGTTGCCCCAGGATCCACGCTCGCTACTCGCTTGGCACATTCCCCCGTCCACATTCCCCGCGCCGCAATAACCCGCGATGCTTCGGGTGAGGCATAATGCCACACCTCACCTTCTGTCCGATGGTTCGTGCTACTTCTATAGCCTGCTACCTTTGGTTTCTCTGTGGATATGTATTGTGTATGGACTCAATCCACATTAACTGATTCTAATTAGCAGTGACTGACTATTATCTTAATTGATGGCTTCAACCTTATACTGATTCCTTATTCCCTATGCTCTGATGAATACCCCGGTATTTAAATATATGGCAGATGCAGTTAATCCGGGGATAGTCACTCACTTTCAAATTTTCTACAATAAAATTTTCAGTATATCCGAAAGCAATTATCGGAAGTGGGGATTAGGAAAGTGGGGAAGGCGCTTCGCTGGCGGAGCCGCAGGCGCTAAAGGTGGCCGGGGCGGCGTTCTTCTTAATGTCATATTTGAATAGAGGGTGTCAAGGAGAAAATAGAGGCACACGTAATAGTGTAGGGATGCTTGAGCCACCACAATTAGTAGTGGTCAGCTTTGGAATAATTTCAGGAATAAATTACGGGGAATTTGCCAACCACTTTTTCATTTGGTCCAGGGCTTCTTTGCCGCGGATAGCGGTGTTCGCGACACAATGGGGATCGTTGGCGAAGGTAATTTCCAGGTGACGCCCGTGGTGGATTAAGTGGTACTCGCGTTTGAACCCCCCGACTTTCTCAGGTCCACAATGATACATAGACAGCAAAACGCCGTCAGGCAACGCCTGGATGAACGCATTGATGAAGATATGTTCTTGTTCGCCTACCGTCATTTGTTCACCGATCCAAGGGGCAGTATTTCTTTCCGACCTTACCCAGAGCATCGGCTTGTTCTTGCAGGTGGGCAACGCTTTTGCCGTCATTCACCATGGCGGATTGGAGATAGGTGAGGATCGCGGCGATGGTGTAGAGTTTTAGGGACTCGGCGAACTTCGCCGCCTCTTTAATATCCTCGTAGAGGAGATTGGTCTTTTCGTCTTTGAAGGGTCCGTTCATGGGTCACCTAAGAGGCTAATCGTCCGTCCAGACTTTGTAAATCATCAATGGAAAGATCGGCGTTATCGCCCAACACAGATATCCCACTATGGGATACTTTTCCGGGCCATTGAATCCCAAGATGACAATGCAAACGAAATAGATCGAGAAGATCCATGAGAAGATTATCCGCTCTATGAGATTTTTCTTCATCGTTTATTGAACCACCACTCGATGTAGCCGAGGTTCCAGCCCCAATCGGAGATGGAGAGCAGGAAGTAGAAGTCATCTTCAGTCATGGCCGCACCGTGCAGGCTTTCCAGATATCGAGCAGATCTCTATAAGGGTCACGCACCAATAAGATGTTTTCGTCGCGCCACAAGCTCCAACTATTAAGTCCCCAATACCAGCCGAAATCGGAGATATCCATTAAGAAGTAGAAGTCGTCCTCGGTCATCACCATGCCAACCATTCATCTACTTCGAAGTGCAGGCGGAAGCGGATTGCCGCTATTTGCCAGCCAAGGTGAGCCACTTCGAGCAGGAAGGCGAAGTCGATCTCGTTCATTTGTATTCCCCGCACCAGTCGTCGCCCCTGACCGTGGGCCATAGAGTTTGTCGTTGCTCGCCGGCTTTGGGCGGGAAGCGTCGGCAGGTGCCTTGTACTTCATCCGGTGCCCCGTCCTGGTCGGGAAAGAGTTTGAAATAAGCGCAAAGGTAGCAGCATCTTTCGAATCTATCGGTCATTTGCATTTATTCCTTGGCGGGAGTAGGAGTAGCGCAGCCCGTCCCCTTTCCCGGTTATCCGTCACGAGCAGTCAAGCCTCGGAGCGATCCCGGGCTTTGCTGTTTGTGCGCTTGGCGATCTCGGCGGCGATGTCCTCACAAAGCCTGGTCAAGCGATAACTCCACGGCTTCATTCCTTTTGCGGCTGCGAAGATCATTTCTTTTGCAATCTCCAGCCCCTGCACCTCGGCGGCGTCACGCTCGGCCTCTAATTGTTCAATTTTATCGTGGCACTCAATTACTTCATGCGGGAGTTTATCGTAATCAAATGCCTGCTGTTGAATTATACAGAAGGCACAACCGCCGTAACTGTCATCCCAATCTATAATTCGATGGCCGCAGGGGAATTTATTATTCAGCCTGGCGACTTCGGCGCGGATTTCGTCAACTTGTTTTCTGTACGGCGTTCCCTCGGTTATCGATCCGTCTGGATTTATTGTGACCGGCTTATCATCCTCGCTGTTTAGTATTTTCTCCAACCTGTTGATTTCATCCATAGTGGTAATCCCCTTTCGCAGCCTGGCGACTTCGGCGCGGAGTTCTTCGATATGCTCAATGATGCTCTTGCCTGTGTATTCAGTGACGCCTAGCGCATTCCACGATTGAGCACAGCAACAATACTTGCAATGATTAGCCTCTGCGAGCGCGGCGGCGACGGCGGGACGATGCCTTACAGGGCATCGAATATTATGCTCTCCATCTAGCTCACAATATTTAGTACACGGCAGCAACCGCGCCGCTTCCTCTTGCCATTTATCCATCATTTATATTCCTCTGGCAGGATGCCGAAGTCGGCCAGGGCGCGCGCTGTAGAAACGGCTAGAGCCTCGCGGGTCGTGCTAAAGTAGCCGTTGGCCCGCTCCTCGACCAACTTGCGGATGAGGAGAAAAATCGCTTCTGTCATCATGGTGTGCAACTCGTCGGGATCCTTCGTGGGGAATTTGTTCGCTATCCACAATTCCCCGACTTCTTTATCTTCCATCATTTCGACAGTTCCTCCACCGCCCGGTTAAACGCCTGTTGCCAGCCGACGCCGTGGCGAACTCTTTTCCCCTCGGCATTGGGTAACGTAGCCTCGAGCGCGATATTCTCGGCCTGATCGAGCACCGCGTTACGGCGCGCGATATACGCGCAGTCGTGCGCGAACACCAGCGTCGGCGATTCGCACTCCTCGAAGATCCGCCGCTTGGGATCGTTGTTCACATAGCCGATGGTGCGCTCGGTTCTCGCCTCGCTGCAATTACAGACTTCCATTTTGGTGGCTCATTTCTTCACCTCGATGTGATCGGGATGTTTCGTTTTCATGTGCGCTGCTAATTGGCCGATAGTGCGCTTACAGTAGGGGCACACGCCCGCGCTCACCCGCTTTTGCAACCGGCGCTGCTTTTTCTCGGCCTGCTCCCGCCGGGCCATTTCATTGCGCGCATCCTGCTTGGCGATATCCAACTGACGCGCGAGTGCGGCCTTTTCCTTTTCCAGCTTCATCACCGTCGTTTCCAGATACGACTGTGAATGCCCCAATGGACACCAGAAGGTTTCGCCGCTGTCTTTAGCCCGACGGTAAAGATCCTGTGTAATCGCAAACAGGCAGTGACACTTGCAGCACTCCTCGGTCACTAACTGCTGCGAGACGGTAATAGCTAAGCCTGAATTCGCCATGATTGCCCCTAGAATGAAACCTTATGCCCGTGAAATCTCCGCACATGCTCGCGCCTGGCTTCGTCGGTGAAAAACTTAGCAGCGCACCGGCTGCACTTTATCCGGCGCTCGAAGTCCTCGGGTTCCTCGCTGCTGTGGTAATATTTGCGATGCATCGGCGCCCGCGGCCGCGCCTCGCCCTTCTTCATTTCCTCTATCACTTTATCCTCGTCCAGTTGAACTTCGTTTCGCTCCCACTGCGAGATCGTGTTGCGGCACTTGCCGAGAATCTTGCCCAACTGCGCCTGGGTGAGATGCAAGTCCTCACGGATCTTGAAGATGGTTTTCACTTCGTCTCCACCTTGGCTAGATACAAATCCTTGGCCGTCTCCGCGGCGTCCTTCCAGCGCTGTTTCCACTCGAGCGCTTCTGTCAACTGAAACTTGAGCGCGGCAATCTCGCCGTCCTTCTCGTTCGATTTTTTCACTACTCCCTCAAAGATACGTTCAAGGGTTTTGAGATATTCCTCCTTCTTGACGCAACAAGCGTGACAAAGTTCATCGTAGTTCGTAAAGTCTCCGCCGCACTGCACACACTCAATGCTCGCGCGCTCATCAACGTCAGTCATCTGACCACCATCGCATTCTTAAACGCCACTTTGATCTTATGAATGCCGATCAACTGTTCCTCAGTCTTGGTTTTCAGCTTGGGCATCTCGCTGGCGTAAAAGCGGGCAAGCCCGCCGTCGTCGAACTCGTAGGCGGGGTCGAACACCAGCCACACGTCGGCTTTGAGAATCGTCGATTCGATCAGGATAGCTTTATCTTCGGGCGGCATGGGTTTCTTTTTCATTTGGCCCTCAGTGTTTCGGCAAATCTTCGTTGCCGCTCACGAAGTTCTTCCTTGTTTTCAGTTTCGTATCGCGAGCAACTGCTGTCTCTCCTAGCCGATAGCAGTTTGTTGAAAAATGCCCCGTTCTGTTCCGTGAGAATCGGTCCCAGCTTTAACAGCAAATCAACGATGCAGTTCTTCATGTCGGTTTCGATGATATCGCAAATCTCCGCCATGTGTTTGGAAAATACGAGGTCGACGACCCCAGCGATCTCTAGTTTCTCTTTTTCACTAAGAGACATCACCAGACCTCCTTGTTGACAATTTCCTTGCGGGTCCTCCCGCACAGCTTGCACTTGAACCACTTCACCGCCACCGCATCGGGGTTGAGCACGTAGTCGTCGCAGGAATGCTCCACTTCCTTGAGATCGCCATCCTCGAAGCGAAAATATCTATTTAAGTCCGTCGTCGTGCCCATCGCGAACTCCTAAAAATTAGTATGCGCCACTTATAGATTTATGCAGAATTAATGTCAAGTAGTATTATCTTGACTGTGCATTATTTTCTATGGTAAGCAGACTGCCATGGAAAAAAAAATATCGGGCTACACTATCCGCACCGACGCCGAGACTTGGAAGAGATTTAGAATGCTCGCCATCGCCTACGATCAGCCAATGGCCAAACTCTTTTCCGACATGGTGGCGACCCTCTGGCCGATGGACAATAAATTACTCATTGAAGCTGTGGAACACACCAACGCGCGCAAAAAGGAGAAGAAACATGGCAAGACAGATGGAAGTGCCCGGAACCGAGAAGGTTAAGAACAAAGAGATCAGCGAGGCGGCAGAGGAGTACGTCAAGGCGCGCGACCGCAGGGTCCGGGCCTCGCGCCCGGAGATCGAAAAGAAAGAATCGCTGATCGCGCTGATGAAAAAACACAAGCTGACAACCTACAGCGACGATGAACTTACCGTGGAGCTAACCGTGGCCAAGGAAAAGATCAAGGTCACCGTCGGCAGTGAGGAAGAAGAAGATTAGCTTCCTCGCTCACCCTCGCGTATAGTGCGCCACATGGCTGAACCACCTGAACTGTTGCAGAACCAGCATCCCATCGCGATCCGCATGGGTTCGATCACCGAGCATATCTTAGACTTCTACGAGTCGGTAGCCTCGCCCAAGAGCGACGAAGAACTCGCAGCGGTCGAGGAACTGTTCAAGAAATATCCCAAGGTGTGCGCCGCCAAGCTACGCATTGCCCCGACCCTGCTGAATAAAGTTTTACCGAACCGATCGGTGCAGGTGCACAAGGTCACCACCAAGCGCGAGGACGTGCAGCGGCCAAAGAATCTAACGGCGAAGGAACTGCACGGCATGGGACTGACCACGGATCAGTTGCGCAAGTTGGCCGGCATGGGTGCCGATATCGAGGAAGCGGAGGTCGAAGATGCCAAATGAAATCGTGATTGTGATCGTGGTGCTACTACTCGTCTACGTCGCCATCGTTCTCACTCTTGGGTGCGTCACGCTAGTTAATGCGCTTCGACGGATTGACCAGCAGCTTGACGCCCTAGACGACAGCGGCACGCCACCGGCAACTGCTGTCCCTAAACTGCCGCGGCTATCGCGCCGCATGCCCGAGCCGGAACCCGGCGGCACCAAGGTTTATCCCAATGACAAAGAAGTGTGGGATCAAGGCTTGGAAAGAACCGATGTCTGACTTCGGCTACGATACCCTACCTCTGGCCATCGGCTTTACTTTCGGCACACTGTTCGGTGCCTTCATCACCTGGCTGCTGACTTAACCCTGGGAAGAATCGAAATGCTTGAAAGATTTGCCGAAAAGCTTCACGTAATCCAAGCGCCCAAAGATGCGGTCTTAATGATCGAATATGACAGAGGCGCAATAACCGAGGAGCAGTGTGCAGCCGTTGTCGCTTGGCTCGAAAAACAAGGTTACAAAAGAGTCATCATGGTCGCGATACAACCGGGCCGGGGCAGGCTCACGCTCTCCGCAATCTACGACCGCAGTAAACCTGGGAAGAAACGACGATGACCTATTTCCTCCAACAACGAACTCATAAGCCGCGACCCTGAAGCTTTGCGCCGCACGGCGCGTCTCCTCGTCTACCAGCGAGACGAGGAACTGTTCTTCAAAGACCAGCTGCAAATCCAGACCAAGGCGATGACCAAGATTCGCTTTGCGCCCAACCCGGTCCAACTGCCGCTGATGAAGCTCGTCCGCGAGCAGAAAAAAACCATCGGCAAGATCCGGCTGATCATCTTCAAGTGCCGCCAACCGGGAATCAGCACTTGGTCGGCCGGCCTGGTCGCGCACAAGTATTTGCTCAACGACAACGTCTACGCCTTCACGATCGCGCAGGACAAAAGCACCGTCGCCAATATCTTCAAGATGCACGAGATTTTCTACACCGGCATGGACGAGGATATCCGCCCGACGCAGCTGTATCACACCAAGGGCACGGAGACCGTGGTAGGCGACGTCAGCACGCAAAGCCGGTTGCTGGTCGGCGAGGCGAAGAACATCAACGTCGGAACCGGGATGACCATCCATGTGGTCCACGCTTCGGAATGCTGCCGCTACCCGTACCCGCAGCAGATCACCGACTCGCTGATCCCCGCGCTCTCGGACGCGCCCGGCACGGTTAGAATATTCGAATCGACGGCGTTCCCCGCTCCCGGCGGCGTGTGGTTCAAATCGATGTGCGAGCGGGCCATGCGCGGGGAGACCGAATACAAGTTTCACTTCGTCGAGTGGTGGCGCATGCCGGAATACCAGATTCCGCTATCCAAGGGCGAGAAGCTGAAGCTTGGCGAGGAAGAAAAGACCCTGGTGCGCAGTCATGGTCTGTCGGTGGAGAACATCAAGTGGCGGCGCATGAAGATCGCCGATCTTGACGGCGACCTGGAAACCTTTCGCCAAAGCTACCCGATCACATTCGATGAAGGCTGGCAGCTCAAGGGGTCGACGGCCTTCGCCCGCGAGCGGCTGATGGAGATGCGCGAGATGATTCGCCCGCCACTGAAAACATTTTCAGTATTCCAAGATCGGCTGGTTCAAGATCCCGAAGGCGAGTTATCGGTATGGTTCGAACCGGAACCCGGTAAAACATACGATATTGGGGCCGACGTTGGCGGAGGCAGCGATATCGGCGACGCATCGACCGTTGAGGTCGTCGAACGCTATTCGCTGCGTCAGGTGGCCGAATGGCGCGGTTTTATCGACCCTGTGGATTTCGCTTACACGCTTGCCACCATCGGGCGCTATTACAACAACGCCCAGATCGCGCCCGAGGTCGAGAAGTTCGGCATGGGCACGCTTGGAAGGCTTCAGCAGATATATACGAATATATTCGTTTGGAGGAAAAGAGATACGATCGTACCGGAATTCACGCATCAGTTGGGGTGGGCTACCAACCACACGTCCAAGCTGATGATCGTGGCGTTTGCCAGGCATTCGATCTGGCATCGCAAGGTCCAGGTCTATTCACTGGCTCTCTGGCAAGAACTAATGAACTATTCGCATGACACAACGCCGTCGGGGATGCACACCTACAACGCGAGGCCAGGGGAGACCGACGATCTCGTGATGGCGTGGCTGATCGCGCTACAGACTTCCGACGATGAGAATATCTTGAAGTGGACCGAGCAGAAGATCGAGCTCCAACAGTCGCGCAAGAACGAGATCGCCGAGGAAGCTTATCGGGCGCAGCCGTTGACCGCGGTATCGCTCAGGGAACTGTCGGAGGAGATCGGGGATTGGAAGTGATTAGAGTATTTTTTCTAATTCATCTATTCGCTGAATTTTAGGGTAGTCTTTTAAAGCTAAATTGTATTTACAGTAAAAAGCTTCGAGTTCGTCCATCTGTTCGCGCCAGCCATAGCCGGGATACTTTTCTTCCATCTCAAGCATCATCTCCAAGTATTCCTGGCGCGTGACCTTGCCGGCAGCGTGTAGAATTTTAAAAGACGCTGCGGCATATTCCGGTGATGCCATTTCGCGTTTCCATTTTTCAATTTGCGCAAGTCCTACCCACTGAGGAGTTTCGCTTGGTCGGCCGGCGATTTTCTTTTTAGAGATTCTAGCCACGGTAAGCTCCTTCGTAAATTTTAACTGCGTTTGAGTCATTCTTTGTAATAAAGTCGAAAGTGCATTTCCAGTTTCCGTTGCCGGTTCCGAGCAGGAATCTCGAATCGCCGATGTTATCAAAAACCCTTTGCCAAAAGTCTAGCGTTCGATGCTCCTTGATTCGGATTGCCGCTTTCTCGTATCGACTCCTGGTTAGAGGCCATTGAACTTTTGGAAGTCGGTTTTCAAAAATATCGTTCCAGCTGTCAACTAAATCCTGGACCGACAATTCGGGCTTTTGAGACTCGGTCGAGCCGCTAGGCGGAAAGACATTTTCTTTGGGGGATATAGGGGGAGGTTGGAGAGGAGGGTTAGGAGGGAGGGAGGGAGGAGTAGATGCTTCGGCAGCTAACTTTCTATATTTCCCATAGTTACGTGCGTAAAGAACCTCTGGCTGACCACTGGCCGATAGCTGGCGGGGGTCCAGCCAGTGTCTGGCCAGCATCCAGCCAACCTCCCGCCGGACCGTGGCCGGGGTCTGGCGGACCTTCCGCGAGATAACGGAATCCCATCCTGAAACGAGTTTCCATGAGTTTTTTTCGCGGTCCAGAATGCTAAGAACTTCGGCCCAAGTTCTAAGCGCTCGGTCGCCAAAAGTATCGGTGAATTCCCAACCTTCACCGTCAGAGTTGAAATCCTGAGAAAAAGGGAAATATCGTGCTGGCACCGTCTAATGCCTCCTTCCATACAAGGTTTGAGGGTGACGCCGGTGTGTATGGCACCGGCGCCGCGGATTCCCTCATTTTGATGCTTCAACAGCGGGTAGCTAATCCGCTGCGAAGCGTTTTATGCCCTTTGATCTACTATTGCAACATTTTTTTCATTTTCCTTATAAATTTGTCCTAAGCGTAGGATTTTCTTGCTATTGCAGCGAACAAAGAGTATGCAGACTCAACAAGGAGAACCGACCATGGCCATCGAAGAAATCGAAATAGACGGTGAGATAGTTGTGCTCAAAGACATCGACGACTTAACCGCCGATGAGTTCGCCTCGCTCAAGGGGACCAAACCCATGGGCGAGAAGGCGCTGGCGGCAAGGGCTGTGAAACGCGAAGCCGATGCCGCAGTGAATCAGTTGTTTAATCAATTGCGCAACTTGGTCGATTACGGCCACCAGTTTGCCGACTGGCAACTCGACGTCGCCATGTCGACGATCTTCTGTAAGCTCGAGAAAGCCGATGCCGAGTGGATCAAAGAGTTATCTGCGCAGGTAGCGAGCCGGCCGATCTGGCAGTTGTTCGCGGGCTGGTTCAAGCTGCTGCATGAGCGCGGCGAGACCACCGCGGCGATCTACGATACCGATTGGCAGACCACCGGCGAGGGCGAGAAGCCTAAAACCTTTTGCGCTTACGCGCCGTGTGGTGTGGAGTTTGTTGGTGAACGGGCTGGGCAGAAATTCCACAGCAATGCCTGTGGTGTCGCGCAGGAAAAACTAGATCGCGCGTCGGCCAAAGAAACATCAGCGAGTTGGTGATGGAAGCCGCATTCATTGTGGAAGATCCTGCTCATTTGTTTTTAATTGTCATGCTAACGATCTTCGTTGGTTTTGCGTGGGCGCTATATCTGGATATAAAAAATACTTGCTTTTGTTTTCCGATGTGCGACCGCTGCAAAGCCAAGCAGCAAGAGCGGGAAATTTTGCGAAGCATGGGCAAAAGGCGTGAGTGAAAGACATTTCCGTCATCGAGCGCGCGTGGAGCAATCGCGTCCATGAATTTCCCGACTACGGCAAGCGCGAGCATATCAACTACGGGCTGTCCTGCTGGTGCAAGCCAGAAATCGAGCGCGTCTACGATCAGGACGATAATCTGATATCCTTCACGCTCGTCCATCATGTGATTCAATGAAACCTCGACTCTTGGATTTATTTTGTGGCGCGGGTGGCGCCGGGATGGGCTACCACCGAGCGGGCTTTGAAGTCGTCGGCGTGGATATCAAAAGACAAAAAAACTATCCGTTCACTTTCATTCAAGGCGATGCGCTCAATCCTCCGATAAAACTTTCAGAGTTCGCCGCGATCCACGCGAGCCCACCGTGTCAGGCCCATACTTCGCTACGAAAAATGTGGAACAAAAAACCGCACGATGATTTAATTCCAGCAACACGCCGCTTCCTCGAAGAATCGGGACTGCCATGGGTGATGGAAAATGTTCCAGGTGCACCGTTGAAAAATCCGTTTCGCTTGTGCGGGACAATCTTCGGCTTGAAAACTTTATGCGGTGCGGAACTACGTCGGCACAGATACTTCGAGAATAGCGGCTTCTTCGCACTCACGCCGGAGTGCAATCATGGGCGAACGGTGCCGGGAGTCTACGGTGGTCACATACGAGACCGTTGTCGAACGATCACGATTACTGGCAACACGCCGCAGCAAAACGTAGTCAGAAATCGCGTCAGACAAACTTTCTCGATCGAGGCGGCGCGCGTTGCCATGGGTATCGATTGGATGAATATGAGCGAGTTGAGTCAAGCAATACCACCGGCCTATACTAATTTCATCGGCTCGCAGTTAGCCAAGTCTCTAAAGTAACCCTGGGGGAAACGAAACTATGCAGTGCCGCACTTTGGAAAAGAAGATGAACTGATCCGCATGCTGACGCTCCTCGACGAGGAGTGTGAAACCCAACGCGCTAAACTGGTCTCGCGCGCCAAGGACAACCTCGAAATTGTCCGCGGCCCCGGCCAGTGGAAGATGAAGCGCAACCCCTACTTTCTCTACAACGTCATCGAAAAAAATATCGAAGCGAAAGTCTCGAAGTTAGCCGAAACCAAACCCACCATTCGCGTGATGCCGGACAGGCCCGGCGTGGAGGAAAGCTGCAATGTCATTCAGACGTGCGTGGAAGCGATATGGGATAATCGTCACATGGAGTCTCGGATTGAGCGGCTCGGTTATTTTGGGGCTATCATGGGGGCTGGCTTTGCAGGCACCCCATTTAATCGAGAACTTAACAACGGCGATGGTGATATTGATTTTGTCGCTAGGGATCCTCGCAGCGTCGGCTTCGATACTGCTATCGTGGACTCTACCGATATCGACGGAGGAGAATTCGTCGAAATCCAAGACGTAATGCCGCTGGATATCATCCAGAACACGTTTCCTGGACGCGGCGGGCTAGTGACCCGCGACGACCGCCTCTCCGTTTTCGAAGAACCCGGTAAGACTCCCATGGGCGCGATCAAGACCGCGATCCAACGCTGGACCGGCGGCGTCCAGGGCGCGACCAAGGGATCCGCCATCCCGCGCTGCATGGTGAAGGAATTCTGGATCAAGGATCGGCGGAGTTCCAGCGACAACGCGGGCCAATTCCCAATCATCGAAGGACTCACGAGTTACGCACTGGACGGCAAGCCGTTTCCCGGCGGGAGAAGAATCCTCACGTCCATGGGCGACGGCGGCATGATAATCCTCAAAGACGAGTACAACCCGTATTGGGACGGCGCACCGCCGACCGATATGCTCTCTTGGCGCGTCGATCTCGAATCGGCCTGGGGGCCGGACGAAGTCCAGCGCATGAAGCGGGTCCAAGAAGCGATCAATAGAATCGGCGACGCTTATACCAAAAATATGATTCTGAACTCTGTCGAGCGCATGGTGGTGGACAAAGGCGCGCTCGATAAAGACGAACTCGACAAGCTATCGAACGAAGCGGCGCAGATCATCTACAAAAATCCCGGCCGGGAATTCAAGCACGACGTCCCGCCGCCGCTGCCGCCGGAAACCCTGCCGTTCATCAACCGCCTGATCGAACTCAGCGAAGTCATTTGCGGCACCGCCGACTCGGCTTTGCAAAAGCGCGTACCGTCGATTGTCACCGGACCGGCCGTCGAAGGACTGCAACTCGCCGTGGAGACCGCCCAGAGAGCGGTGGCGCGGCGACTCGAGGACTTCTTGCAGCGGGTCGGCCAAAAGCTGATCTCCCGCATATTCCAGTATTACACCACCGATCGGCTGCTCCATTATGTCGGCCCGACCCAGGAATGGACCCAGTTCATGTTCGAACGGAGCAAAATCCTGGTGTCGACCGATCATAAGAACGGCACCAAGAAGCTCCGAAATCCCGAGGATATTCGGAAAGCCTACATGGACTTCAAGTTCAAGGTCGAGCCGGGGTCGTCCCTCGCCGTGGCGCGGGCGCAACGAAGCATGATGAAATTTCAATTCGCGCAGCAAGGGTGGCTGCCCCCGTGGGAAGCCATGAAGGAACTGGGCATAGACAACGCCGAAGAAAAGTACAATGCTGCGCAAAAGGAAATCCAAGCGGGCCGCATGCAGGCGCCGACGCCCAGCAAACAGGGCGGGCAAATCTCAAAAGCGATCGGAATGTAGGATTGGCGATTGCCTCAAAGCCTAGATTGCTAGATTTATTTTGCGGCGCTGGCGGCGCCGCGATGGGCTATCACCGCGCGGGCTTTGAAGTCGTTGGCGTCGATATCAAACCGCAAAAGCATTATCCCTTCGAGTTTCACCAAGCCGACGCTATGACCTACCCGCTGGACGGCTTCCATGTCATTCATGCGAGCCCCCCGTGTCAGAAATACACTAAAGCGAGCAAGCAATGGCGGATAAATGGCAAGGGATATTTCGATTTGATTCAGCCAATTAGAGAACGATTGAGTGCAAGCGGCGTCTCTTATGTCATTGAGAACGTGCCAGGAGCGCCGTTAATTGAACCGACTATGCTCAATGGCGCTATGTTTGGGATGAAGGTACTAAGACGCAGGTATTTTGAAACCAGTCCTCAATTAGATTTTATCCTTGTCCCATCTGATCCGGCAGCGACATTCAAAATGGGCCGCATGGTAAAGGATGGCGATATGATTACGCCGGTGGGTCACTTTACAAATGTGGCCTATGCTAAAAAAATAATGGGCGTTGATTGGATGAACCGCGACGAACTCTCTCAAGCCATCCCGCCTGCCTACACGGAATTTATCGGCAAGCAATTACTCGGATGTAGGATTATCGGGCACCCCGAACGTAGCATAGTTAGGAATTTAGATTGACATGTGGCCGCATTAGTCGTATTGGCTTTAACTGTTAGTCGTTACTCCGTAAGATCTTGAGCGGGGTTCTTGGTCGGCCCCCGTTCTCGAAATTAAGCACGCCTGGGAAACGAGTTGTTTTCCCGGCGTGTTTTTTTATTTGGCGGGCGATGGTCCCGTTTCCCAGGACGCGACTGTCGCCCGTTAGAGAAGAAAAAAAAGAATGCCCTTCGGTCTACCAGACATCAATCCAGGACAAGACGTTTCTCCACAGGGGATGCCGCCACCGATGCCTCCGATGCCGGGCGGTCCTCCTCCAATGCCGCAATCCCCGGACCAAGGCGGTTCGGCGAATCTCGGCTTAGACTTTCTCGTAGGTTTGCTTGCCGGCGCGGGGTTGCCAGTTATCTCGCGCGCTCTCCGACCCGGCAGAACTCCCGGCGAGCGCATGGCGACCGGCGGCGAAATGAATCCGCGCTCCATGCTCGACACGGTGGCGTCGGGAATCGGCGGCGGTGGTAAACCGGGCGGCCTCGGCGTGCCGTCGATGAGCGATATTCTGCCCGCACTCGCGGCCAAAATGGGACCGGGACAGCAGGGCATGCAAATTCCACCTGAGATGATGATGCAATTACAACGGCCTCCGATGCCGGGAATGTAGGTTATGTCAGACCAACAAACCATGGACGGCAGTCCGGCGTATGTCGAGCGCACGCTGACGCAGCTTTACGACACGGGTAAATTCGCCGGTCTCAAGTATCACGAGTCCGACAGATTCGATACCAAAGTTCTTTTTATTCAGTTTCAAGCGGGACCGATTTCACACGAGGTCAACGGCTGCGCGATTGAGGACGTGATCGATGTACTCGTAACCCGTCTTGAAGGTTTTCAGAATGGCCCGTTTCGTTGTGACGAGAATGCGCTGGCTATCACCCAACTCGAAGAAGCGAAGCGGTCGCTTCTCAATCGCACCGACAAGCGGCAAGCGCAGGGCGTTGAAGGAACCAGCGCGGCGCATGAAAGCTAAATGTTTCCCGTGAAACAAAAATCCCGCGTGAAAGAATTGCCCAGCGAATTCGCGCCCAAGGGACTCCGCAAGATGGAATCCACTTACGACGTCAAGCGTCCGAAACTAAAGTTTCCAGTTCGTAAACTAAAACAATCGAGGTAAGCCATGGCAGAAGAAACAAAAGAACCGAAAAAAGTCATTTGCGATACCTGCGAAACCTTGGAAGTCGAACCCGAGAACTTAAAGAAGGGCGGCAAGACTTGTCAGACCTGCATCAATAAGGGCGCAAAAAAAAAGACGCCAGTGAAGGCGAGCCAGGAGCAGCCGAAGTCGGAGAGCCGCCCGTCCCAAGAAGGGATACGGAGCCCGCTCCACACCCCAAGCCGAAAGTTCGACGAGTAAAAGATAAACCGAAGTCACAAGCTAAAAGGAGGAAATCGAAATGAAAAAAGGTAAAGGCGGAATCAAGTCCCCCGTTGGCAAATCCATCGCGGGCGCCCGCTCAGTGAAAACCAAAAGACGATAACCATGCCGTTTCCCCCGATGCCCGGTATGCCGGGTGCAGCCCCTCCGCCTATGCCCCCGATGGGTGGTCCGGCCGGTATGCCGGGCATGCCTCCGATGCCGCCAATGCCAGGAATGGGCGGCCCGATGGGCGCACCGCCGGAGATAGCCGGCCTGCTGGCCATGCTTGGGGAAATCAATCAGCCGACGGCGGGAGACAAGATCAACGAGGCGATTCAACTGCTGACCGAGGCGAAAAAGATGGACGACAAGGTCGCCCCGGTGGTGGCCCGCGCCATCGATATTCTCAAGGGCAGTTGCAGCGATACTGACGACGGGGATGACGATTCATCCGATCCAACAAGGAGCCACGAGCCAAGTTCGAAGGAGCCGTACTAACGGCCAACCGGAGAACAGCTTAGAGCCAACCAAGGAGGAGAGATGCTACCAGATCCAATTTTAGGAACCGCAGCGGGAGCCACTGACCAAGGTCAGCAAGGCCAACCGCAGCAAGGACAGCAGCCGGCTAACGGCACCACGCCCGCGACCACGGAACCCGTATGGCTAAACGCCATCCAGGACCAGTCGATGCGCGAAGAGGCCAAAAAATCGTACCTGCTAAACAGTGATTACACCAAGAAAACCCAGGAGTTAGCCGAGCAGCGGAAGTCCTGGGAGAGCGAAAAAGAAGCGTTAAAACGCCAAAATGAAGAGTATCTTCAGGGATGGAAAGCTAGCTGGAACGCTTACGAGGAAGCGCAGAAAAAGTATCAGCAGAATCCGACAGCGGCCAACGCGCAGAACGTGCGCGACCTTGCCCAGGAAAGTAACGAGTATTGGGAAGGCTACGATCTGATGGACGGCCCCAAGCAGGGGAAACACGTCGCGCAGTACACCGCTCAACAGGTGACCCAATACGTCAATCAGTTGGCGCAAAAGTTCAATGAGGCTTACCAGCAGGACAAGAAGCAGCATCAAGCCTACATGGACAACTATTTCGCCACGTACTTGGACGCTCAACAGAAGTTTCCCGGTAACCCGGAACAGCAAAAAGCCTATTTGAACGCCATGTACCAAGTGCGCTCGGGTCAAGCCGATCCGCGCGAGTTAGCGTACCAGCAAGTGATCGCGCCGAGTGAGCGCGAACGCCTGCTCGAAGAAGGCCGAAAGCTCGGCGCGGCCGAGGCGGAGCAACGCTTAAAGAACCAGCAGCAGTTCGACATGAACGGCACGGGCACCCCGCAACCGTACCGGCACGCACCGTTGGCCGACAAGAAGGCCCGCGAGGCGGAATTGAATCAACAGCTGACAGCGAAGTTCGGGGCGAGCATTTGGAATCCGAATTCGTAGGCTAGGGCCGATCACCCGAAAACGCGCTACCGCAGCGCGCCGTCTGCGAATACTTCATCGCGGCAAAACCCAAGCGGAGGGCACTTATGAGGAATAAGTCTCATGGCTCTCGACAACCGGCAGTTGGGCGAAATTTCCGCGATGACGATCGATTACAGAATCCCCGATCTCATCGATAACTTTTTCACCAGTAACCCTCTCATCATCAAGCTTCTTCAGCGCGACAAGGTCGAAGTCGACGGCGGCGAGAAAATTCGCCAGCCGGTGATCTACGGCAAGCTGAACGGCGGGTCGTACACCGATCTCGACCTGTTCAATACCGACCGCAAAGAGACCGTCGCCGACATGATCTTCGAGTGGAAGCAGAAGTACGTCAATATCACGATTTCCGGCCTCGAAGGTCTGAAGAACGCGGGCGCGGCCAAAATCCGCGACCAGGCCAATTACAAGATGGACAACGCCTCGATGACCGGCGCCGACCTGCTCGGCACGGCGATCTATGGCGACGGCACCGCGGACGGCGGCAAAGACATCACCGGCCTACGCGCGGCTCTCGACGACGGCACGACTTACACCACCTACGGCGGCATCACCCGCAGTTCCACCACCGGCACAGAAGGCGCGGCGGTACGCGGCAACATCGACACCACCGGCGGCGTGTTCTCGTTGGGCTTTATGAATACCAAGTGGTCGGCAGCGATCATCGCCAACGAGAAACCCGACCTGATCGTGACGACACAAACGATCTGGAACAAGTGGTGGGACCGGGTCCAGCCCTCGCAGCGCTTCAACGCGACCTCGAGCGGCAACCAGATGGCGAATGCCGGTTTCGACGTGATCCGCCATAACGGCGCGGACGTCGTCGTCGATCAGCATTGCCCAGCGGGCCACGTCTATTTTCTCAATACCAAGTGGATCAAATTTATCACGCATACCAAGCGGCAGTGGTCGTTCACGGGTTGGAAATACCCGACTAACCAGGACTCAATGATAGGTCAACTTCTTTGGGCCGGTGAACTCGTGGTGCAATCGCCGCGGCTTCAGTCCATGGTCACCAACGTAACCTAAGAATTATGCTTCAGCCCCCGCCAGAGCCCGAGCGCGTTTCCTCTGCCAACGCTGTGCCCGCGGGACTTCGTCACTTGATGCCGATCAAGGGCGAGGCCGCGGCGCGCAAAGTTGGTAACGATAAGGTGCTCTATGTCGGGGGATTGGAAAAGGTCGATCCCAAGGTCCGCTGCTTCGTGATCGCAAAATATGTTGTGCACGCGGCCCAGGACGGCGGGTTCGGCATTATTTGCATCATGCGCGGCCCGAATCACAAACATGAGTTTCGGGTAATGGACATTGTCAACAAGATCAGGAAATGGCCGGGGCCGTCCATGGCGGGACTCACGCAGTTTCGCGACGACTGCTGGCTCGATGAGCGAAAAAAGATTTGGGTATTGGGCGCCAAGCCCAACCCGGACGCAACCGTCTCGACGCCTTAATTTTGGCGGAGGGACAAGGAGAGTAAAATGGCTTTAGTTACCGCTGCGGCATTTTTGAATTTGGGTCATGTGTTTTCCTTTTCCGGCGACGATCTGACCAAGTGCACATCGACACCGAAAGCACGGCTTGGCTCGCTTTCGTTCGTTATCGACGAATTCGGCTATCACAGAATCTTTCGTTACCAGCGCTTCATGCTGGCCGGAACTCCCGGCCTGGTGTTTGACCGCGTAGCGCTTGTCACCGGCACCACGGATGCGGCCGGAACTACGACCTCGGCGATCGACGCAACGATCTTCACTGCGGGCGATGAAGTAGGCAAAATCTTTCAGGTCAACGTCGCTTCCGGCGCTGCACCCGAAGGCGAAACCGCACTGATCGTGAAAAATACCACGACCACGGTTTTCTTTGATCCCAACTATCCGCTGTCGGTGGCAGCTGCTTCCGGCATTACGTTTAGCGATTGGGGCGTCAACCACTACGATGCGGGCGCCTTGGCGTCGAACAACATCAACAGCGGCGGCATCCTGATGGGTACTCCGGTGGCCAAGGATTACGGCTGGGCGCAGATACACGGCTTTCATCCGGCGGTGGCCGTCGATCCTAACTCCGCGGCGATCACCGCAGATGCGGCCGGTCAGCACGGCGCGACATCCTTTGTCGTCCTGCTCGCCACCGGCGCGTCACAGCAGCAGGACTATATCGGCTGGTTCCCGATGGCGACCTCGACCACAGCGGTCCAGGCCTGCTTCGTTATCGACGTGTTCGGCCAAGCGCAGCCGGTCAGCTAAGGAGGAATCATGGCAGCAGCAACACCGACAAGAAGCGAATTCGTCAGCCTCGGCAACAAGCGCGCGGTGGTCGGCGTGTTTACCTCTATTGCCGACACAAACACCTGGAACCCTGGCATGTCCTTTATTGACGCAGTGATCATCGGCAACGGTGCTAAAACCACCACCTACGGGCACACATTGGACACAGCCAAGCGGGTTATCACGTTCGATCTAAGCGCAAGCTTGGCGAGTTGTGAAGTGACCGTCATCGGGGTCTAAAATGGGTCTAACCGTTACCAATCTCAGAAACGACAACGTGGGGAATTCCAAGATGGTTTGGGGGAACCTTGCCTTCGATAGTTCCTACCCGACCGGAGGGGAATCCCTCACGGGCCTCATGGTCGGCTTGAGTACCATCGACGTCATGCGCGCCGATGCCAAGTCCGGCTACCTGTTCGAATACAACTACACCACGCAAAAGCTGATGGCCTATAATTTCGCCGCTTCCGGCGCGTCGACGTACGATTACAACTACGCGCCAGGCGGCGGCGATATTAAAGGCTCGGCGATTACCGATTCGGAAAACGCCGATGCGGCGAGCATCCCGACCAACGGGCAGCTTGTCGCCAACTTGGCAGCGGTGGCGGCGGGTGCGTGGACCTACGTCGAAACGCTCGAGATTGACACGCCGCGAAACGTGATGATCCTGATCGCCAACGATACCGCGGGCTCGCTCGATCTGTTCGAAGGCGTCACCACCTTTGCCGTGACCGGAGTTTTCAGAGGCGCAGCGCAAACCGAGTCGATCACGTTCACGTCCACGGCGGGAAACAAGGCTTTGGCCAACACGCCGAACTATCGCTACAAGTACGGCGTCAAGCCGTTTGACCGGATTACCGGCGTGGTCTGCACCAATCCGCCCGCCGATACGATTAAGTGCGGCGTCGGCATCGGCTCCCTGATCGGCTACCCGGTCAACTCGGCCACCGGCGCGGACGCTGATTTTCACAAGCTGATCAAGAACGGCGTCGACCTCGCGGTGGCGACGATCATCGATCACACCAATCATACGGTGAATTTCGGCACGCTGGCCGACGGCGCGGAAGTGTCAATGACGTATGCCGTGGCAACTTCGCCGGTGGCGGCGGAAGTCCCTGCGAGCACTAACCTCGCTTCGCTGACGGGGATAAAATTCGAAGCGCGCGGCGTGTGAGCAAACTTAACAAACTGATTACAGCCGGGTTGGGTGAACGCCCGATCCGGCTTTTTTCTTAGGAGAGCAAAATGGCAGAAGGATGGCACTACGTAACCACGACACCGCTGGCGGGCACGGCGGTGAAGATTGGTCCTAAAAACTGCTTTGTCGGCCCGGTGGTGATCGCCAATCTCACGGCGTCGACCGCCTGGCTGCAATTATTCGACGCAGCGGCAGCCGCCGACGTGACACCGGGAACGACGAAACCGACTGTGGCGATTGCCGTGGCGGCGAGTCTCAGCAAGGAAGTCGATCTCTGCGGCCTGACGTTTTTGCTCGGCTGCGTGGCACTCTCGGCCACCGCCGCTGAAGGCGCCACGGGCGCCAATACCAATACGATGATCGGCATCGGCTAATGGCGGATTATTTACTGCTCGAGACCGGCGACAAGCTGATCCTTGAGGACGCCAGCGGCAACCTGCTTTTGGAAAGCAGCGCAGGCGAAGTCGAACCGCTTTGGGCGCGCCTGTCGATCTCCATGCCGGTATTTCTATTCATCGTCTTGAGAGAACTCGGCGGGGATCTTTCCTAATGGAAGTTTTAAAGCGCGGCCCGGTGACGGTCTATGCCTTTAAGCCGCAACCCGACATTACCCCGTTCGAGCTCGCGCGCATCATGCCGCTCTTGATCGAGAAGGATGCCGAATCCATCGAGAATCTTCCCGAAGAATGTTTGCGCCACTTTAAAAAAAGATAACCAACCATGGCCGATAGCAAACTCACAGCACTCTCGGAAATCAGCGTCCCGATTCTTAGCGATCTCGGCTACACGGTCGATGATCCAGGCGGCTCGCCTATTAGCAACAAGGTCACGCATCAGCGGTTGTTAGGCCTCGTTCCCAGCATCCCCGGCGGGCGCTTAACGCTTACCACTGCCGTGCCAATCACCACCGCCGACGTGACCGGCGTCGGTACGCTCTATTACACGCCCTACGTCCACAACGGCGTTCGCGTCTTTGACGGCACCCGTTGGCTGTTTAAGACTTTCAGCGAAATCTCGCTGGCGCTCACGCTGACCAGCGGCAAGAACTACGACGTATTTATTGACGACGATGCCGCCACGCTCACGTTGAGTTCGGCGTGGACCGATGACACCACGCGGGCCGACGCTCTCGGCACGCAGGATTCGATCGTTGTGCTCAACAGCGACAAGACTAAGCTTTGGCTCGGGGTGATTCGCGCCAGCGCTGCCAACGTGACCACCGATTCCGCGGTCAATCGCTTGGTTGGCAACGCCTACAACACCGCGCGCCGATTATTGAGCAAAGTCGCTGGATCGTCGAGCCACACTTATAATTCTAGCACCTGGCGAAATTATAACGCCGACGCTACCCAGCGAATCGGGGTAGTCCACGCAGTAGCAGGGATCGCCGATCTCTCCCCCCAGGCGATATTCAGTTCGTGTTCGGGCACCGGCTCGACCCGTATCAGCATTGGGCTGGACTCCTCAACAGTGCCGTCAGTCCAGCAGTTAGTGGCGGCAGGGGAGACTTTGCCGCCCTATATCCCACCGTGGGGGGCGCTCGCCATCACTGCGGGCTATCACTATTTACAGTTGATCGAATCTGTAGATGCGGGCACAAGCACCTTCGATTGGGGCAGCATGACCGGGACAATCTTTAACTAATATGGCTATCATACACGTTGCCAGACTCTCTCAGGCGCTCACTACGGCGGGCGTTGCCATTGTCAGCGTCAACCAGGACGGCATCGTCGAACCGGCGAATCTTCAAGCCGCGGCCGATCCGATCATCGCCGCCTTCGATGATAGCGAGGCGGCGAACAATACTTTTCTCAATTCACAGGCGCGCACGGTCGCCAGCGAGGACATCGACAGCAACAAAAATCCCATCAATAAGGAATTGCGAGCGGCGGCCTCTTTAGTCGTCGATGAGGTCAACCTGCTCCGTGACGATGTCATCGGTATCGCCTCGCAGACGTGGGACCCGGCCAGCATGGCCAACGCGACCGGGCTGACCTCGCCAAACTTCACCGTAACGGGAGCGGCTTTTGGTGACATCGTTCACCCGATCGCGCCCTACACGCTCGCAGGCGTGACGGCGACCGCCTACGTCTCGGCGGCCAACACGGCGGTCATTCGTTTGCACAACGGCACGGGCGCTGCGGTCAACCTTGTCTCGGGAAGTTGGTCGGTGATGGTGCTGCGTCATACCGTCTTAACACCGCGCACAATGGCGCAAGCAAAAAGCGCGATGCAAAACAAAGTAAACGCGGGCGACGTGGACTAAATGGCCACCCTTACCGTAAAACAAGACGGCGGCGAGAGATAGCGATGGCTAATTACTATGTCGCCCCCGGCGGTGTTGACTCCAATCCAGGCACAAGCGTTGGCTCGCCATTTCGTACAGTACAAAAAGCCGCCGATGTTGCGGTCGCGGGAGATACTTGTTTTTTCCGAAATGGAACTTATGGAACTCTTACCCTGCCGCGAAGCGGCACTTCGGGTAACCCCATCACGTTTAAAAATTATCCGGGCGAATTTCCCGTCTTAAATTACACGGTAGATCCTGACAACCGGCCAAACCCGGAAGTGTTTGTAATATACTTGGATGGCCATTCATGGATTGTCCTTGACGGTCTACGCACTACAGGCGGCTCGATTGGCATCCTGGTCTATCCCGGTGCGAACAACAATCAGATTCTCAACTGCGAAGCCAGCGACTCGCTCGGCACCGGAATTATGGTTTATGGTGGGAGTAGCAACAACCTTATCCGAAACTGTAAATCTCACGATAACTGCAAATTAAACTGGCCACGGGGGGCAATTTACGCCAGAGGCGGTATATGGGGAGCGGGTATCACAGTTCAGTCGGGCGGCACTAATAATATCGTAGAGGATTGCTATGTTTACTGGAACCACGGCGAGGGGCTGTCAACGGGAGTTGGAACAACAAATTCGATCTTTCGCCGCAATGTGGTTGCCGACAACTGGAGCGTGAACCTGTATGTGGATGGAGCAAACGATACCACCTTCGACAGCAATCTAGTTTACCTGACCAATGAAGCCAAAAGCTGGCCTACCGTTGATCCACAAGGGCGCAACAAGAGTAATGCGTTGGGCATCGGCGCTGCAATAGAACCAGATTCGGACTTTATTGCAGCATTATCCGGTCTAAGGATCACTAGGAACGTGGTCGTAAAGTGCGATTCGGGGATTTGGTCATTCCCCGAAGATCCCGGTCACGTATTCTCTGATTGGCTCATTGCTAATAACACGCTGATTAGAAATGGGGACGGCCTCAAACTACTCAATTCGGGTGCGGGTATTTCAAGCATCGCATTCCAGAATAATATCATTATTGAGGATTTGGCTAGTGCCAATTCGCAAATGCAGGCCAATCCCCTGCCGACGAGTTCAACATTTAGTAATAATATTTTTTATGGAATTGATTCTTTTTACATTGGCGGAGTTCAATACGGGTATGTGTCAGCATCGTCCCAATTAGGCTTTACGAATTCCCGCTTTGGCGTGGAACCTGGCTTAGTAAACAAAAATTATATCCCGCCCCGATTTTGGAGCGATCCCTCTCTTTCTGCGCCTTCGGCTATCGTCGCGTTAGCTGATCTTGTCTCGAATTTCTACTTAACTTCTGGGAGTGTAGCCATTAGTTTTGGCGTCGATGTCGGCTTGCCCTTTGTCGGCACGCCAGATGCGGGGGCGTTTGAATTTGCCCCTTCCCCAGGGCCAGTTACCCTCACCGTCAAACAGAACGGCACCGGCAATTATACCACGATCGGCGCGGCGCTGGCCAATATCGGTTACGCCGTGGCGGGTGCTGGCGCTGATGATATCGTGGAAGTGTATAACGGCACCTACAATACTGAGCGAGTCGTCAACAACAATCTGCCGAGCGGCACTTCTTGGTCGCATCCGTTCCACCTACGGGTGGCACCAGGCAACACCGCTATCCTTAGCTCTTTCACCGGATACAACCTGATCAATCTCGACGCGGGCACCGGCGGCCCGCTCTACGCGATTATTGAAGGGTTCACCATCGATGGGGCCGCTACCACGGTTAATGCAGGCTTGGTCGTCATCAGCGGGTCTAGTTACGTCAGACTTATAAACTGCGAGATTAAAAACGCGAATATCTTTGGCGAAGTGGATGTGTCCAATAATCACGTTTACATCGGGATAGGCTCGAATAGCCATCACATCGAGATTCTAAACAACCAAATTCACGGCGGCATTTCAGCGGGGCACGGCGTCTACAACGAAGGCAGCAACAACATCATTCAAGGGAATAACATTTACGATATTGGCGGATACGGAATCCATAATTACAGTAATGTGCCCGGCAACACGCCCAACAATAATCTTTTTGCCGAAAACACGGTTTATAATTGCGGCACTGTCCGAGCGACTGCGGCCGGTATTTTGGTCGGCATCGGCAGCGGCAACCAATGCTTCAAAAATGTCAGCTATAACAATCTCGGTGCGGACCTAGACGGCGGCGTCGGCATCGCGGTTAGCGGCACCGGCGCGCAGATTTATAATAATACCTGTTACGGGAACAGTTGGTACGGGCTCGATCTGTCGGGCTCGACCAGCGCCATCGTCAGAAACAACATCGCGTATCTGAACGGCACGAACATCGAGACCGGCGGCTCGAGCGGACTCACGCAGTCCAATAATTTCACCAGCAATCCGACGTTCGTCAATGTCGGCACCGGCGATTTTCACTTACAAGCGTCGAGTGCGGCGATCAACTTCGGCGTCAATGTCGGCTTGCCGTATAGCGGTTCGGCACCGGACGCGGGAGCGTTTGAGTATAGCGCTCCGGTGGTCCCGCCGACCGCGCCGACTCATCAGTACAACAACACGACGAAGTTCTACGAGCTATTGCTCGCCGACTCCTCCGTAGTCTCCTCGTCCGGTGTGCACTGCTTGCAGCCGGTCAACGGCCCCAACGGGTTTGTCACTTTCGTCAAGGCGGGAAACGTCGCGCAAACAGTAGCGCGGAAAATATCGACGGGCGCTGAGTACATCAATTCGGAGCAGACCGCGGGTATAGGCGGCGGCTATAATCGGTGGGCCAACGACGGCTCGCGCTACATCATCGGCGCGCGGCGGGTGACTCATGGCAAGCAATTTTTCTATCGCGACTTGGTGGCGTATATCTTCGACACCCAGGCGCCGGAGAAGTGGCTGAACTTCGCTACGCTTGGGCGACCGACCCTGGATATTTTCCGAGCGGTTGGAGCAGGGCAAAAACCTTTGGCGCTCTGGGTCAAGAACGGCAATCAAGTCACCGGCTTTGAAAATAGCGATCCTCTGGGCATCGTCCGGCGCTTTACTTTCATCAGCGCGACCCTGATCGATTTCGTCCTTGAGCAACGTATCGGAGACAACGACGGCAACATCACGGCGGCATTTGTCCGGTGCCAGCGCCAATTCACGCTCGCCACCGGGGCGATGAGCGCGATCAGCATCGTGGCGACACACACCGTCAACGCGGCGATCCCGACAGCGCCCGCCTGGCTCTACGTGGCAACCTGATGGCGTTCCAACTCCAATCACAAAACGATTTCGAGAATAGCGGTCTTTACGGCGGCTCCGTCCAAGACTTAAACGATATTGTTTTCGACCGGCAGAGTTACACCGCCACGTATCCGGGGCTGCGGAGTTTTACGTCGATATACTTCGTGCCGTTCGGTGGCATGACCGTCGGCTCGCCCGCGACTTCCTTCGTCATTGATGTCACCGCGCAGCAGATTTTTATGATCCGCGGCGGCAACATGAAGATCATCGCGGGGATGTACGGATTTACCGGCTACCGGGACGGCACCGGCAGCCAAGCGCTGTTAGGCATGGGAGGTTTTCAGGAAGCGTATGGGTACTGCGTTGACTCGCTGGGCGCGCTCTATGTCACCGACACCAAGAACGGCAAGATTCGCAAGCTCGTCGAGCAGGGTAACGGCACCTGGACGGTATCGACCTACGCGACTTACAGCACCACTGCCATCGCCTGTGACGCCGCCGATAATATCTGGACCACCAGCGGCTCGACTCTGATCAAGATTTTTCCCGGCGGCGCGACGCAAACCTATCAGACCGGCATCAGCAACATCAATCAGATCGCCATGCTGGCCAACGGCCATATCCTGATCGTCACTCGCGCGAACGCCTGGGATGCCATTTACGATTTTAATCCCGCCAATAGCTTAGTCATTCGCCGCGCCGGCATGACCGAAGCGGAAGTCAACAATTTTTTCGCCACCAACGGGTTTATCCTCGTCGACGGCCCGGCAATCAATGGGGCGACGTATCACAGCCCCCAGTTCGCTTATTGGAACGCCGACGGCACGGAAATCTGGATGGGCGGTGGCGACGAGCGTCAGCTGCGACGCTATCTCGCGTCTACCGGGCGGGTCGATTCGCTATTTCCCGACGGCGCTTTTTACGAAACTCAGGTTCGAATCGGCGGCTCTACCAACGACAATCCAAGCCTGCCCTTTTATATGGTCTCGCCCGGCGGCAAACAGGCTAACGGCTATCCGTGGGACTTCGGCCGCTCCGGTGCCATCACCGCAGCGCTGAAAGTCGTTCCGGTCGATATCGGCGACCCCGCGCTGTTCAACGGCGCTTCATTCATCAGCCAAACGATTCCCACGACCATGGTGGCCGATCAGCAGTATCCGGTGACCGTGACGATGCGAAACACCGGATCGACGACTTGGACTCCGGCGACCGACTACCGGCTGGGCACGCAGAATCCCCAGGACAACACCACCTGGCTCAATACCAATCGCGTGTTCATGGCGGCGGGAACCTCCGCCGCGCCAAATACCAATTACACGTTTAGCTTCACCGTGCGCGCGCCGACCGCAGCGGGCAATTACAATATGCAGTTCAAGATGGTGCGCGAAGCGGTGGAGTGGTTCGGTGCGCTCTCGGCCAACGCCGTCGTCGCGGTGGCGGCACCGCAGTCCGGCGCATTGATCCCCGTAACCGTGCAGATCAGGCTCTAATGGCAACTTACCCAATCCAACTGTCACAGCCGTTTCGCCAAGGCGATGCTATCTCGCCGGTGTGTGCCATTGCGGGCGTCGCCATCCCGACCCAGACCAATATCCTTTGCCGATGGCCCGACGGCTCGGTGAAGCTCGCGGTGTTCACGGTGATCTTGACCGGCAACGCTGGCGAGCTCGTCACCCTGCAATTCAAGGAAGGCACGCCGCTCGGCACCACGCCGGGAACGTCGATCAGCTTCGATGCGTCGATGGAAATCTTAGGCGTGCAGCGATTCAAGAGCGCGCTTCCCGCCACGGTTTATATCAGCGGGCCGCTGGCGACGACTTACATTCATGCCGATCATACCGGAGCGAACGATCTTCAGGGCATCAGCCCGACCAAGTGCCGGCCGATCTTTCACGTCACCCATTGGCACACGCAGAATAAAGTCAAAATCCGCTTCATTGGCGAATGCACCAATATCGCGGCTATGGGTCAATGCGGCCTCGGCGACATCGCGACTCCCATGCGGCTAAGAATCAACGGCGTGGAAGTGTATTCGCTCTCGGGCCGCCAATGGTTCGATCAGATGATGGCCTACGCTTCGCGCTTCACGCGGGTGTTTTGGTTAAACGGCGCTCCGACAGCACCCGCGGCGATCAAGCACAACGTCGCCTATATCGGTCAGACCGGCGCGTCGCATACCTTCGATCACACGGTTGTCGTTTCGGAAGCCGCCGTGGCGTCCATGTATACGCAATGGACCAACGTCGTCGCGGCTGGCAATCACCAAATCTTGAAACCCGGCCTGTGGGTCAAGCCCATGGGCAACGCGGGCGGCAGCGATTACGTCGGCCCGTGGACCACCTGGGTCATGCTTTGGCTCTACACCGGCGACCGGCGCATGCTCGAAGTGTGCGAGGGCCAAGCCAATCTCGGCTGTCAATGGCCGATGCACTACCGCGAGAACGGCGCTGCGGGCGATTTCTACTCGGTAGAAAACCATACCTCGTGCCAACTGTTAAACATCGCGTCGAACTTGGCACGCAGCGGCGTGACCGCCGTCGACGATCTCGATAGCTGGGGCTGGAATCCTGATACCTCCCATCAGCCAGACCACTACTTTGGGATGTATTTATTGCTCGCGCATGAATTCTTCTATTTTGAGCAAGCTGCGTTTTGGGCGTCGTGGTCGACAGCCTTCTACAATCATGCGGGCATCACCGCTGAATTCGGCTGCGGTCCCACCGGCGCTGAGGGCGGCATCCCTGGACTTAACTCGCTGACGATCAGAGGCCAAGCGTGGGTGTTTCGCTCGCGCTGCGAAGTGGCGGCCTACTGCCCGGACGCGCGCCTCGCCGAGAAAAACTATTTCAACCGCATGGCGATCGACGCCATCGAGATTTGGGAAGGTGAGCGCAACATCACCACCACGCCGTATAACGGGAGCGCCAACTGGAATTGGGGCCGCTCCATCACGCCGTCGGAGCACCCGCTGCGCTACTGGCAACACGGCAACGGTAATTTTATTCAGAATCCCAACGGCACGGCCAACGGTGACGTGGATCCGTCGCGGGCGAGCGCGGGCTTGAGCACTTGGGAGCAGAACTTTTTGGCGCTGGCTTTGATCCGCGGGCTGGAACTCGGCTTTGCCACCGGCGCGCTGATCGCTTGGCTGTCGTACAATATCCAAGGACAACAAGAAAACTTAACTTGGAATATCGCTTCGAACCGTTCACCGACGCGCGACCCGTCCGGCAACTTCTTTACCACCTGGGCCGATGTGCTGGCCTGCTACGACGTCACCTGGGCGGCCAACGAGGGCATCGATTACGACGCGCTGTTTTTGGCGAAAGTCAGCGACTTAAATCACGGCTATACCAATATTGCGCGAGCAGCTGCGAGAGCGATGAACGTCGAATCCGCATGGATGGCGACCAACGGCTTGCCGGATTACACAACCAATCCCAAGTGGGCGATCAAGCTCCGGCTCATCGCACCGCCGCCACCGCCTGATCCACCGCCGCCACCCGAGGAGCCTCCTCCACCCCCGCCGCCGCCGACTCCGTCCAATAACGCAGCGGCGTATGTGACGCAACTGAATGTCCCGATCACGATGACGCTGGGGCAAGTGGTTTCGGTGACGATCCGCATGCAGAACATCGGCGATACGACTTGGAGCGAGGCGTCGCTGTATCGACTTTGCAGTATGAACCCCATCGATAATACGACTTGGACCGCGCCGCTGAATCGGGTTTCTATCGTCGGCACGGTTGCGCCGAATGCGACTTATGATTTTGTTTTCAACATGACCGCGCCCGCGGTAGCCGGTACGTACAACTTCCAATGGCAGATGGTGCAGGAGTTGGTCGAGCGCTTCGGCCAACTCACGCAGAACGTCGCCGTCGTGGTCGCGCCGCCGGAACCGCCGCCGCCGACGCCGCTGCTTAATGGGGCGCAATATATCATTCAGACCGATGTGCCAATGACGATGACGGTGGGCGATGCGGCGCTGGTGTCGATCACCATGAAGAACACCGGCGATACCGATTGGAACACCGTGGGCGGATACCATCTCGGCAGCCAAAATCCCCAGGACAATTTCACCTGGGGCGTTCACCGCGCGGAGATCACCGGCACAGTGGCGCCGAACGCAAGCTACACGTTTACGTTTCAGATCACCGCGCCGGCGACCCCTGGCACCTATAACTTTCAATGGAAGATGGTCCAGGACTTCGTCGAGTGGTTCGGCAACTTTACCCAAAACGTCGCCATCGTGGCTATTCCCGTTACAGTGATGACGACCTACTACGTGGCGACCACGGGCAACAATGCAAATCCCGGCACGATCGGTCAGCCATTCCTTACACTTCAGAAAGCGCACGACATCGCCAATCCCGGCGATACGATCTACATGCGCGGCGGGACTTATCTAATGCCGACGCAAACATCGATCACTAGAAGCGGCAGTAGTGGAAGCCGTATTAGTGTTTTCAACTATCCCAGCGAAGTTCCAATCTTGGATGGATCTTCTAATCCAAATACAGGCGGTCATTCAATTATTCGGGTGAACACCAGCGTATCGTGGTGGCACTTCAAGGGGCTAGAGGTCAAAAGCAGCCCCGGATACGGCTTTTATTTGGTTGGGAATGCAAGCAACATTATCATCGAGAACTGCAATGTTCACCATAACCTTCGATTAGACAATAGCGGCGGAGGTATTCAGATAGAGTTTGGCAGTAACATTCTGATATTGAACAACGATTTGCATCACAACGGCCACGCTGGATCCGAGGGTGGAAGTGGAAGCGACATAGGTTCGCAACTGACCGGAAACGTCTTTCGCGGTAATCGTGCATGGCGCAACAACGACAACGGCATGGCTTTTTTTGATGCCGCGAATGTTTTGATCGAGAATAATTGGGTATGGGAGAACGGCTACAACGATGCTTTGGTCAACATACCACCCGGTGATGGCGTTGGGTTTAAGTTAGGCGGCAGCGGTACGGGCGACGGTAATCACATAGTACGGAATAACTTGGCGTGGAGAAATTATGGGAATGCGTTTGATGCTAACAGCGCAAACTTACCCATGAATGTTTTTAACAATACAGCTTATGATAATGGCGGCGCTAACTTTCATTTCTTTAATGGAACCGTCGCCTATGTTCTGAAGAATAATCTATCATTTGCTCCGGGGGTCATAAGTATCGGCCCATCTACGCTCGCCACGTTTAATTCGTGGAATTTGTCCGTAACTGTTAATTCAGCAGATTTCACTACCCTAGATTTCACCGCCAACCTTGGCGCACGAAATGCCGATGGCTCATTGCCGGTTAGCGACTTCCTCAAACTCGCCTCTGGCAGCGACCTTATCGACAAGGGTACAGATGTTGGCATCGCTTATACCGGCATTGCGCCCGATCTTGGAGCCTACGAACACGACTTCGTCGCGCCGCCTCAGCCGCCAACGGTTCCCGATCCGCCGTCAAGCTTAACGGTCACAATGTAAGGAGAAAGTTATGGCAGTCAACGTTACCTGGAAGGACAATTCGAACAATGAAGCGGGCTTCGTCTTGGAGCGCCAGTTAAACGGCGACCCTTTCTCGGTTATCGCGCAGAGCCTTCCCGCCGGCACGATTTCCTACGAGGATACAACGGCGACCGGCTCGACCGAGGGGGACAATGTTTACACGTATCGGGTCAAGGCGTTCAACACCGCGGGGGCATCGGAATACTCCAACGTGAGCAGCGTCACCATTCCGCAGATCGTGACGATTCCGAATGCGCCGAGTGATTTAACGGCAACGGCCCTTTGACCCAATGAGATAAAGTTGTCCTGGCGGGACAACTCTGAAAACGAGATCGGCTTCGAGGTCGAGCGAACCGCCAATGGTGTAATCAAACTGTTACAGCAATATGCCGATCAGACCACGCTCGTCGATACCGGGCTTAAAAAAAACACCTGGCACTACTACCGAATCCGTGCCCTCGGCGTGGCGGGACCGTCGCCGTGGACTAACAAGGTGAGGGTGAGAACGCTACGCTAAAGGACATAAATGGATTTTTTTACTTCGCTCTTATGGGCCGCCGAAAAGGTCGACCCGAACCTGGTCGCAAACATCGGTCAGAAAGCAGCCGACGATGCCGAGATCGCGGCCCGCTACGCGCTTTATTCCTTGATCGTGCAGTCGGTGGTGCCGATCGCAACTGCGTGGATCGCGTTCAAGCAAGTGCAGTTGAACCGCACGATGAGTCACGTCGAGCACAATACCAACTCGATCAAAGACGAACTGGTTGCGCAGGCGCTTCAGCTTGGAAAAACCGAGGGTAATTTAGAGGGACGAGCCGAACAAACTGCCGAGAGGCAAAGAGAGAAGGTTTCAAAAGGAGGATAGAATGGTATTCCCCATAGTTTCGATTTTAGTCGCGCTGATCCTAATCGCGCTGATCTGGTGGGTGATCGATCAGTTGGTGACCGACGAATTTATAAGAAAAATCGCCAGGGTCGTGATGGTGGTTTTGTGTGTTTTATATATCGTGAGCCTGATTAGCGGCGTCGGGCCGGCGATCAGTTTTAGGTAGGTATTGGGGTGGCACGTCACACTCGCAAGGTGTTGTCGAGTAAAAGGTGGCGTGCCCGCCCCAACTTTTTGGAGGCACTATGGATTGGTCCAACGTGCTGTTGTTTATCATGCAGGTGGCATTGATCGGACTCATGGGCTGCGGCGTGGTATTTATCGCGCTGCTCCTGGCTGGCCATGGATAATTTAACGAGAGACGCCAAGATCAGGGCGATCGAGGACGATGTGAATAAGCTGCTCGTCGATATGCCGCGACTTAAAAAGATTGTGCTTCTGAAGCACCTGCCGATCTTGCTCGGCTTTCGCCCAGGCACGGACCTGGACTATGAGCTGTCAAACGAAGCGCGGAAGGACGAAAAGAAATGAGACTCTTGCTCACGGGGTGGATTTTGTTCTGTCTGTATATGCTGGCCGGCTGCGCGTCCAAAACCACCGTCCATATTGAAGTCCGACCGGACGGCACTTGCGTCGGCGATTACACTTCGGACAAAGAGCAGATGGGGCTCGAAGCGGCGATTTGCGGCGGCAAAGTCAAAGTCGAAAAGAGCGGGACTTTGGAAAGCGTCATTGCGGCTCAGACGCAGATTATTCAAATGCTAATGAAGGCGGGAGCGCTCGCCGCGACAATTCCATAGAGTTTCCGACCGACTCGTGTTATAAAGCGACCACCTGGGGGAATAGCAGATAGTCCAATCGGTTACGTCATAGTAGATCACACGCAATCGCTTCCATCCATTCAACGCCAGTACGGTCCAATCGTCGAGTACGATACGACGGTTTGCCGCCACTGTAATGGCGTCCTGAAGGTTCTCCATCGCCAGCATACCGGCCTGTATTGCATGCCGTGCGGCGGCCCGGTCCACGATCGCCCGCAGTGCGCCGATCACAAAGAACATTTTATGCAGCGAATCGAGCGCCAGGTGGCGCGGATTAACTTTTTAGCCAAGCTCGGCATTTACGACAATTCTGGGAGGTAACGATGGGAGAGCGAGCAATCAATCGAGAGGAAGCCGAAATCGGCATGTGGTGGGCGACGTGTTGCCTGCACGACTTGCATCGAATCGATAACGAACAGGATCTCCAAGACGCCAAAGAGGGCGCGCCCTATATGGACGTGCGGGTTTGGTCATCCCTGAAAGACGCGCTCCTGGACCTGCTGCCAGATGAGAGCAGCGAGTCGCTTGAGTGGTGGCTGGATTTTCGGCGCGAGTCGTATCCGTCGGATTATACCGAGATTCGCAAAGCAGTGGAGGAAGCTCATGCAAATTGAAAGACCGAAAATCGTCGATGAAATGATCCAGGCGTTGCTCACCCACGGCACCGTGGAGGATCTGAAAACTCCGCAGGGACAATTCTTGCGCCACTTGATGACCGCCGCGGAAGTCGACCGCACCATGGACTTGCCTATGACCTACGCCAAGGGCTTTGACGGCGTGACCTGCGATTTTTGCCGGGGCGACAATCGCTTCAAGAATTGCGGCATGTGCTTTGGCAGCTTCGATGCCTTGCCTGCCGGTGAAGAAATAGCCGCCGAGAGAATCGCCATCGAGAAAGCCAACCGCGAAAACCGCAGCAGCGACCCGATGTGGAAAGCGTCCTGGGGATCTTTGCCGCCGATCGATTGGCAGCCCACGGGGATCAATCGCGACTAATGCAAGCCGTTAATTCCCCCTACGGGCCGGTCTTGATCGGCGTCATCTCCGGCGATCTCGCGCGCTACCACGAATTCAATACTTCGATGTTGCGGCTCGTGGTGCCCAAGGGTTCGACCTGGAAGTGGGTACGCGGCAATGGCATTGCCTACAATCGAAACCTAATCGCCAAAGACTTGGAAGCGGAGCACGAGCACCTTTGGTTTATGGACGACGATCAAGCATTCGAACCCGACATTTTGATGCGGCTGCTCGCGCATGACAAGGACATCGTCCAGCCGCTCATCGTTACCCGCAAGCCGCCTTTCTACCCTTATGCGTATTACTGGAATCCCGAGAAAGGCATGTACGACACGATCGCGTGGGAGAGATTGCCGACCAGTGGCTTGATTCGCGTCGACGGCACCAGTGCGGGCGGCATGTTGGTGAAGAAACACGTTTTCGAAAAGATGAAGCGTCCGTGGTTTGAAGAAGGGATGTTCCCCGAGTCAGACATGCTTGGCGAAGATCTCTGGTTTTCGAAAAAAGCGATGGAGTTGGGAATCGAAACTTGGCTCGACCTAGACACTCACATGGGGCACATGACGACCATGGGAGTGTGGCCGGGGCAAGCTAATGGGAAATGGTGCATTGATCTGGACATCAATCATGGCGTGCGTGTCCGGGTCAACGCCGATATCGGCAAAAACGCACTGACCGACGAGTAAAGGAGATACCGATGGCAAGATATGCAGGCACGGTGAAATCGATCACCGCGAGTACGACCGATGATAATTGGGCGTTGACAGCGGGCACAGGCAAATCGGCAAAGATTATCGAAGTGCATTGGGGCGGTGAGACCACGACTTCGACCGCAATGTGTACCCGCGTAGCGCGTAGCTCCGGTCAGACCGGCGCGACGACTGCGGTGACCACCGCGAAAATTCACCCGAACTCCCCCACGGCCGGGACCGTTTTGGGTTCGACATTCGCCACGACGCAACCGACTCTCGATGCGGGCGATCTGTTTGCCGAATCGTGGAACGCTCACGGCGGCGTGGTCCGCTGGCTGGCCGCACCGGGCGAGGAATTCGTCTTGATCGGCGCCGCGACCGAGACCGTGATCTCGTGCCGGAATTCCGTCGGCACCGCGACTTCGACCTACGGGCTTCTCCACGAAGAGGACTAAGCCTTAATGGCCGGACCCTTTCTCTTTGACCGGGTCAAGGAGACTTCAACGACCACCGGCACTGGTACGCTCACGCTTGCCGGTGCCGTGTCTAATTTCCAAGCCTTCTCCGTGGTCGGCGACGGGAACACTTGCTACTACGCCATCGTGCACCGCACGATAGCCGAGTGGGAAGTGGGGGTCGGCACTTATACCGCGTCGGGCACCACGCTCGCGCGGACCAGCGTTTTGGCAAGCTCCAACTCGGGACTCGTCGTTACGCTTCAGGCCGGGACCAAAGACGTTTTCATCACCGCGCCCGCTACGCTGCTCTCCAATATCAGTCCGGTGTCGTACACCTACGAGGCGGCGGGACTCGAGCCGCTGGCCATCGAAGTCCTGCAATCGGGCACTTACACTTACGCGATCAACAGCACCACGACGAAACTCGTGGTCAATGCTTACTTGACGCAGTTGGCCGGCGCCGGGAGATGGGAAATCCGCGACCCGCGTCGGACGATGCCGCTCCGCAATGTGACGGTGACGGGGACCGGAGCCGGGTCCACGGGAATCTTCATCGATCCGACACTGCCGACTTACGCCAACGCGCAAGCGACGTACTACGATCGGTTAAGCTCGTTGGCGACTTTGCCGACCAAGTATTTGTCGATCGGCACGGCGGGCACTCGCGCGGTGTTTCTGCCCGGCCCCTACGGCAACATCATTACGTCGGTCAATGTGTTTGATGCGACCTGGGTCGTCATTCGCCCGTTCGGCACGACGCTCGGATGGAATCTCCACGACGAAGTCGGCGATGCCGCCAGCGAGGCAATTAACTTCGCTCATCCGACGCTGATCCCGGTTTCCAAGCTTGTTTGCTGGGCCTTGGAGTTGGGCACGCAGCGCACCGCTGGCAATGCCGAGGGGTCGATAACTTACGTCATTTGCCCGAGCACTTGGGGCAAAGTCACCGATTCGAATACTTATCTTTTCAGGGATGATTTCACCGGCGATACATTGGACACCGGGGCGACCTGGACACGCTCTCAATCCTCGGCTGGCAACGTCGAGATCGATACCAACTTTGCCTGGCTGAAGCTGATCGGCGACGGCAACTGGGGCGCCAACGGGTGTTTTTCCCAGACCACCACGGCGCGCAACGTCGGCAAGAAATTCCAGTGCGATGTGTACGTGCCGGTGATTTCGAGTCTCAATCATAATTACTTGGTCGGTTGGCACGATGGCGCGGGACAAAGCTTCTCGGACTTTGCGCACGGCATGTATTTTACCAATAGCGGCGGCGTGCGCCGCTTGCAGGTTTTCGAAGATAACAACAGCCGCGGGCTGGTGGGCGCCAACCCTGGATTCACCGAAGGCTACATTTACCGGGTGAGAATCACGCTCGGCGCGTCGAGCGCGACTTATGAGATTCAGGGCGGTCCCGAATACGATCAAATCGGCGGGGCAACATGGGACGATGTTACGCCGGGTGTGACTTCGAGCACGACTACGCCGCTCGCCATCGGCGCGACCCGCGAGCAGGCCACCGGCACGGTCTACGTCGGCGACATGAGGATGTACACCTAATGCTCGGCGAGACTGCAATCAGCGAAGCGCCTATTTCCGCCGAGGCCGAAGCCGGTGTGGATACCAACACGGACGTCCTGCCGGGTCAGCCGATCGGGTTGAGCTAAAATGGCGACTCTTAATTTAACCCAGGTTCTTGGCGAGACCGGACGAGAAAGTTCTGCCGGAGTCGTCGATATAACTAATAATCCATTGGGGAATGTCGACGCCACCAATGAATGGTTCGCCTTCCGATTTCAGAACGTCACCATCGCGCCAGGATCAACGATCAACACAGCAGTCATGTCTATTGTCGTTCCGTTGTCAACGGAGGACGAACCGTTACATACCTTTTACGGCGAGGACCACGACAACGCCCCGGTGCTTACAAACGCGGCTAGTAGTATCAGCACGCGCACACAGACTACCGCGACGGTTCTCTGGGACAACACGAATCTCGGCGCTCCGGGAACCTTTAGTCCTCCCGGTATGGCTGCGATTGTTCAGGAGATCATCGATCGTCCGGGTTGGGCGAGCGGCAATGCGATTGTGATTTTTTGCAACGGCAGTGCCACGGCGACGCGCGACCTATCGGTGAATAACGGCGACGCGACTTTCGCCATCGACTACACGCCGCCCGTTGAAACGTACCGGGCCGCCCCCCGAATATCACAGCCGCAACAGGCGCCGCGGCGCGCGGCTAGTAGCGCCTATTGGCGGCAGAATGCCGCCGTGATTGAAGAGGCTGTGGTTGACACCTATATACCGCCGGGCGCGGTGGGCGGGGTCGCCTAATGGCGCACGATTATCAATACTGGCGACGGTCGCGGCGCACCAATACGGCGCCCTACCGCTTCTTCTCCATCAAGGCTGGTGGCCCGGATGTGGCGGCCGTTGCTGAGACACCGCCGATCGCCACCAAAATGTCGGAGCGCTATCCGCTCAAACCGCGCACTGCAAACACGGCTTACTGGCGGCAGAATGCAGCCGTGGTGGGCGACGATGTATTTGTTCACACACAGCTACCCTCGCGCGCGCCGACAAAAGCTCGCACGGCGAACACTGCTTACTGGTGTCACAACGAAGCCGTGATAGGGGACGGGGTATTCGTCCATACACAGTTAACCGCGCGTGCACCCGCTAAAGCGAGAACGGCGAACGCCGCCTACTGGCGCGACAACAAGCTTCAGATCAACGACGAGGTTCCCCAGAACGGGCGAATCTTTTCGCTCGGCCCGCCCGTCAGGCGCACGGCAAATACGGCTTATTTCGTCAATCCGACCGCTGTCGTCGCCGATGTGACGAACCTGCCGCCGATCGTGCCGGTGATTACCGACTTCGCTCGGTCCAAGGCGCGCACGGCCAATTCGGCATACTGGCAAGCGCTGCGCTTTCAAATCAACGACGAAGTGCCGCAAAACGGCCGGATCGAATTCCCCGTGCGGCCATACCGCCGCGCGGCTGCGACCGAATACTGGCGCAACAGTCAGTTCGTCGTCGACGATGCCGCCGTTGTCGGCCCGATCATTTTCCCGACCCTGGCGACGCCGCTGAAGGCGCGAGACCGCACGGCGTATTATCGCTTCTTCCGCAGCGGTGGTGGCGGCACCGACGTGACGCCTCCGGTGGTGGTCGATCCGCCACCGATCTTTCCGTTCATCTCCGATATCTATCGCCCGCGGCGCACGGCGAATACCGCCTATTGGCGCAATGCTTCATTCGTCATCGATGACGTCGTTCCCATTGATCCACCGACGACTTTCCCGTTCATCTCCGACATTGCCCGGCGCCATCGCTACAATAGCGCGACCGCGCCGTGGCGCTGGATCGGCAGCAGGGGCGGCGGCCTCGATGTCGAGCCGCCGATCACTTTCCCGTCGGCGACCACGCTGTTCGATTTCCGGCGTAACAAGCTGCGGAGCGCCCGGCAGAACTATCAATTTGCCGGGGCGCGGCAACTCGCGCTGGCGTTCAAGCCCGAAGGCATGATCCTTTTCCCCGAGCACAACAATACGACGCGGCGGCGTAAGGAAGCGGCGAACACCGCTTATTGGCGACCCAACACCGGACAGATCGTTTACGTCGACTTCTCCGAGGAGCTATCGGCCAAGCTGTTGCCGCAGCGCTACTGGACACCGCTCCGCGCTGGCAATGCCGCCTACTGGAAAAACAATCCAGGACCGATCCCGGTGATCACGTTCCTCGAGGAGTTATCGGCCAAGCTGCTTCCCAGCCGTGCGCCGGGAGCCCGCCGCGGCGTCAATACGATCTATTCAGTTACATCGCGCTACATGGAAGATACCGTGGCGTTTGACAGCGTCATCGGCGCCATCCTGTTACCAGACCGTGTCTACCAGCAGCAACGCGCCTCCGAGTTCGCCTACTGGATGCCACCGCCGTTCTTGGTCCAATTCCCGGCACCGCTCGCGCCGCTGATTATCGGCAAGGCGCGCGTGCAGACGCTTTGGGCCAACGACCGGGAATTTATAATCCCGGCCAAGCGGAGAAAGTTTCCACAGAAACCGAAAAGACCATGAACACGATCAACAAACAGCCCGCCGAGCGTTTGCCGCTGGCCTTTGAATTCCGCGACCGCCTGCCCCTGGGCGGCCAACTCTATAGCGGGATTCTTTTAGCCGTCAATGTCGCCGACGGGTCCGACGTCGTCGATGATATTCTCGTCTCGCCGATCGGTACGGTCAACGGGACGCAGGTCAGATTCATGGTCGAGAACGGCACCAGCGGCGAGGTTTATAAAGTCACGCTTTTGGCGACGCTCACCGACGGCGCGGTCCTGGAAGAAGATGTTCTGATCGCCATGGGGAGTATCTAAATGAACCACGACGCTATCGTCAAATTCGTTCAAACGCGCACGGGCGAGCACTCGCTGATTTCCTACGACAAGGCGAGCGAGTTGATGAATCTCGCGCACGCGCAAATCCTCGAGGAAGAAGAATGGAGTCGCAAGTACACCGAGATCCTAATCCGCACGCCGGCCGATGACACCACCGGCACGTTCGCCATCACTAACGGTTCGTCCACTGCCGTCGGCACGGGGCTGACGCTGACTTCCAACAACTTGGGCTGGTACATTCACTTCGGCAGCGACACCGCGATCTATGTGATCGGCGCGCTTACCGGGGCGACAATCACGCTGCACGATTATGCCGGCAACGTGGTCACCTATGCGGGCGAGACGCAAAGCGCGGCGACCTTCATCGCGTTTAAGCGCTGGCACACGCTCGGCGAAGCCATCGAGGGCATCGAAGTGGTGACCCATGACCGCACGCTTTCGGAAATCACCACAGGCGTCCTGGACGATTGGGACCGGGACCGGAGCACCACTTCGAACTATCCCGATCATTGGGCTTACGGCCCGCGCGACGCCAATGGCTTTATGCAAATCGAATTCTGGCCGCGCGCCAATAGCACGCTCGCAATCCGGGTAAAGGTCCGGCGCGGGCATATCGATCTCAAGGGCGTCGAGCAACCGTTCTGTCCCTGGTATGTCATCGGGTGGAAAGCCGCCGCCGAGGCGTGTCTGTTTTTACAAGCGAAAACCAATCAGGCGACGTGGTTCACACTCGCGGACAAATACGAGGCGAAGTACGTGGCGGCCGTCGCCCGCGCGATGCAGCAAGATCAGAAGAAAAGCGGCTTGCCTCACCGCATTAAAGACGTCGAGGGTGACGCCGGCATCGATGATGACTTTTACGTGCGCCACGACAATCTCGGCTGGTAGGAGTTTCAATGGCATTCCCTGTTTCCATAAATCCTTCACAACCGGCGAACACCGACGCGCCTGCGGGCGCCGCCGCGCAGATTCGCGGCATCAAGCAACTGATCGTCGATCTGTTCGGCCTGCCGGTGGACCCTTCGCTCATCACCGCGGCGCCGTTCACCATCAGTTCGGGCGGGCTCGTCACCATCAACATCTCCACGGCAACGGTCAATCTTGAGATTGTCCACGGCATAATCAGTTCGGGGTCGCCCGACATCGCGGCGACAGTCACCTGGAACCATCCCGGCGTGCACTTCACCGAGGACTTTCGAAACATCACCGACACCAACTCGCTGCCGACTTCTTTATTTGACGACAAGCGGGTGGGCGATATCAGCAAGTACAAGCTTAGAAAAGACGGCTCGCTGCAACCGCGCGTGCTAGGCAATCTCACCGGCGGGTCCACGGCGCTCATCACCGCGGGCGCTGCGGCGGGCGTGACTCCGACAGTTTCGATCAGCGGCAAAGACCTCGGCGGCGAAATCACCGTGCTCACCGGCACTACGGCGACCACCGGCATTTTGTGCAACGTGACTTTCTCCGCGCCGCTGCAAACTGCGCCGACGGTGTTTCTATTACCCGCCGACCAGAACTCGGCCAACGATTGGTCGAAGTTTTATATCCCCGCCGCGGGCGACACCAACGCGCCCGACACGACGAAATTCTCCGTGCACATCGGTACGGCGCTCACCGACGGGACCACTTACAAATTCCGCTATTTTTCGATTGAGAACAACGCCTAAATGCCGCGCGGCGAAATTAACATCCCTGTAAAAGTTCCGCGTTTGGGCATGCACACGGAGCTACCCGACAACGAGTTGCCGCTCGAAGCGATGCGCGACTGCTCCAACATGCTGCGCTCCAACGGCGGCAAGCTGGTCATGCGGCCGGGCTACAAGCAGACCGATCCGGTCGGCGTCGGCTCGCGCTGCATGGGCGGGATCTCTTACGTTACCGGCAACCGCACCGTGGCGGGCACCGTGGCGGGCTGGTGGCACTTCAACGGCACCAACTGGACCGATATCACCGGCACACCGCTGTCGGGCAATTACGAGAGCTATGTTCAGTACGCGATCTTTCCACGGAGCGGCATTTACCACGCGGTTGGGGTGAACGGCACCAATATCCCTAAAAGCTGGGACGGCAGCGCGCCGACGTATGTGGACATCCCCAACGCGCCGTGCCGCCCGTTCGACGTTACCGTCAGCGCGAATCGCTGCATAATGATCGAGAAGCCGAATCGGCTCTATATCTCGGAGTTCAACGATCACTTTAGCTGGCCCGGCCTGATCGCCGACATGGCAGATGCGGGCGATATTATGATCCTGATCGAACGCCTGACGCGCACCAGCTTTTCAATCTTGGGTGAAGCGTCTCAGTGGGTCGGCAAGGCGCAAGCCGGACGGTTCCCCTTCCGCTTCGATATCGTGGACGAGCAGCCGGGGCCGATGTCGGTCAATAGCTGTGTGCGGGATGGGTTCGTTCAATATTACATCGGGATCGATGGGAATGTGTACCGCTTCGATGGCATCCGGTGCACGCGGGTCGGTAACGCCATGCAGCGCTACGTGCAGCAGAATTACTCCTATGAGAATCGCTTCATGGCCTGGGGCGTGCTGTTGGAAGATTTTCGCACGATCTTTTTTTTCTTTCCGTCCAACATCAACGACGCGCCGGACATTGGAATTTTTTACAATGTGGATTCCGGCGAGATGGGGCGGTTGAGCTACGGCGAAGCCGGTCTGACGATGGGCTGGAAGTACAGAAATATCTCCACGCTCACCTATGACGATCTCGACGATTACTCGGCGACCTACACGGGCCTCGATGCTTTCTTCCCGACGTACCTGTCCATGGCCGGGCAATCGGTGCGCGCGCAAATGTTCGGCGATACCTTGGGCGTGACTCACGTCAGCGGTAACGGGCCAGGTTCGGACAACGGCGCCAACGTCGAAGGCAAGTGGGAACTAGCTCTAATGAACCCAGGCGGCGAAGGGCAGAACTTCAGGCTCGATACATTCGAGACTTACTTCACCAAGACCGCCAACCCGACCACGGTGGAAATCTCGGTGGGCGTCACCGACACGCTGATGAGCGAGCCGCCGTTTTACGAAGTCAACGATATCGAATTGCAGATTGACGAGCGCAAGGACTTGGACCTGCAAAAACTCGATATGGATAAAAGATTTATCACTGTGCGCCATCGGGTCACGACCACCACGGGGCATGTCGAGTGGAACAGAGGGGTACTGTACGGGGACCCCAAAAGACCGGGTCCTTCGACGTAAAATGCAATGCCAGCCTCCGCAATGGTTTTATACGGGGCGATCTCCCGGCCCGAGGACGATGTCAGCGTGTCGGGCGGCGCCATCGACGTTACGCACCGGCCGCTCCGCTACGAACTCTCCTGGCGCTC